TTCCAAACGAGATTCATAATACACTGTATTTACTAATGTTTTAGCGTTTCTTTCAAAACAATCTATAAACTTATTTTGGAATTTAAATTTACGAACAAACTTTATGCTCTTTATTATCTCACAATCTCAGGATGCTCTTCTAAGTACATATCACGCAAAGGAAGGCTAAGTACAGAACAAGCCTCATCCATTGTTACCTCATGTTCTTTGCCATCAGGCAAAGTTATGGTAGGATAATTGTAGAGGAAGCTCTTTATCTCTATGAAAGCATCGTTGTTCACATTCATAAGACAAGCCAAATAGCACAAGCCTTCAACATCGTAGGCAGTTTTTGGCTTGTTCTTGTCAACGTAAGCAAACAACAAAGCCTTGTTCTTTTCCAAAAACTCTTTTCCGTGCATATCATCAAATATCTTCTGGCCGGTTTCATTCAAGGCTCTAGGCGAATGCTTTCCAGAAAAGACCACCTCGAAGTCCTTAAACTTCGCCATAAGCAAAGTCTTAACTGAGTTCATATCCAACTTCAAGTCCTCAACATCTTCAGATAAATCATCTAGTTTCTTGTCATGTACATTCACACGCTGGATGAAACGTCCAAACCATACAAGCATTGATAACAAAGTTACCAATCCTACCAAAATACTTATTATTATTCCTAAATTCTCCATTTTTTAATCTCCTATTCTTTTATTTTGCAAAATTACTAATTATTTCCTATTTTCCGCACCAACCACATAATGTTTTGCCCTGATCAATGGCATTAGCCTCATCTGTAGCAGTTATCCTGCCTGTAGTTCTCTTAAGAGCTGGGCAATTTCTGTCCTTGTGGTATCGCTTAGAACCAGGACTGTCTGATACATATACGTTGCCTCCTGATGTTACCTCAGTTTGGAAGCCATCAGCCTCAGCATTACTAGAAGAGGAAGACAACCTGCCTATTGCAAAGCCAAGCATCAAGAAACCTATGCAGAAGGTCACTAGACCAAAGCAAAAGAACTTCTTTGATAGTCTCAGCTTTCTGTCTAAGTCCTTTTGTGAGCCTTTGCCCTTTGTGATACTTTCACCTATTGTATTATACACCGGACCATTATAGGCGTACTTTTCAAACTCTTCTCTAGAAAATCCCATATACTTGCATATTAATTTAATTAATCATGAAATCTAGATAGTTCATTAATATCAGAAAAAGAAAGAAACACTAAATAAGGAAATACTTTCATTCTTCGTTTCATCAAAAAATAGTTCTCTGTCATATAGAATATTCTTTCCTCATCAACACTCGCATTGGGAACATCTACGATTTGGCTCTTTTTATATTTTAAAGCATCAAAGGCAACCATAGAAAGTTCATCGTATGCCTGTTTTGATTCAGACTCAGATTTTGCATAAGAACAAAGCATAAGTGTTGTTATTTTCTCTCCTTTAGCTAGTTCAAACTGCAAGTAATACTTAAGAATACCAAGATCCTGTATAGGATTCTGTATCTTGAAAGTAATATCACCTGATATTTGTCCCATATCTTTGGAATACGGAGATCCTAAAGCCTCTAATTTTAAAATTACATCTTTATACTCCATTCCTAAGGTAAATCCTAACACGGAAACTTTATCTGAAAAATCAATGCTCATAATTCTTTTTATTTAAATAAACCAACTTTAACCCACAGCCTTCTTAGCTGGAAGACCTTGAAGCTCTCTAAGCACCTTGTTCTCTGCCTTAAGTTCTATAATCTGTTTTTCTAACTCTAACAAAGAACTATCAGAATCACTATGAGCCTCAGCTGTAGAGGTTGCACCATTTATTAACTCTGTTGGTTTCACATCTAGAGCCTCAGCAATCTTCTCCACCATACTCAGGGACACATCACCACCTTCCAGGATATTAGCAAGTTCATTACGTGTCAATCTTACCTTTGAAGCAAATTCAATATTGCCAAGTCCCTTATCATTTATCAAAGATTGCAACTTGGTAGAATTAAACAAAGAAGTCTTCTTTGGTGAGAGATTGGCATAAAGCTCAAAGAAATTGTAATCAAGAGCCTTGCTAATCTCCATCAACTTTGCCGTATCTAGCGATTCTTTGCTAAATATCACCTTATTTACATTCTGCTGAGCGATGCCAAGCCTTCTAGCTAACTCAGACTTAGAAATACCTAGCTCATTAACTCTTTGCTCAATAGCTAGTCCGATGTTTACATTAAGTTCGTTCATAAATCCTATTTTATTTACTATTTGTGCTAACAAACATAAAATAGTATTTAACTAACTTAATAATTAAATACATTTGTATGTAGTTACATTTATTTTTATTACTTTTGCACCGTAAAGTTAGTAAATAAATAAATAAGTACCAAATAAATTTGAAGAAAAATGAAGAATAAAGATAAAAAAGTTCCTGATGCGCCTAAAAGGTTATGGGTTCGTACATATTCTTTGGTACACGACTCAGGCTTAATGGCAGTAGGAAATATTTCATTCAGAGAATATTGGGTAGGACACAAAAATAAGGTTCCAAAGGATGTAAGACCTTGGAGTTATGAGGAAGAGGAGGAATACATCAGCCTCTGCCAATCTTGGCACGAAGCAAAGGAAGTTCCTGAAGATTTGCACACCTTTATTATAGGTGTTTCCAAAAACTTCACTCATCCAGTACTCATCAACTTGGAAAAATCATGCATACATACCTTTTATGATGCTCACAACATAAGCGATAAGAGGAAGTGGAACGGAATCATCCGCAAGCATTTCCGCTTCGCTTATTGGGCTTACATCAAGGACTTAGTTCCTACCATAGAGGAAGGAGGCACAAAATGAAAAAGATAATGTTCAATGACCAGTACAGTCTCACCCAAGCTGTCCTGGAAGGTCGCAAGACTCAGACCAGAAGAATCGCCTATCAAGAGCCTTTCAAGTATTACTGCAACTGCGGTTTCTACACGGAAGGTAAAGATAAAGGCAAGCTCGCCATCAATGATGGAAATGAGATTGTAGCAAAGTCCACTTATAAAATAGGTGAAGTCGTAGCAATTGCCCAGAGATACATACACCTGGTTCTGAACGAAGAGTTCTACCGACTTTGTGGCATTCATGGGATGCCATTAGAGTGTATTAAATACGAGAAAGGTTGCTACAACAAAATGTTCGTTAAGGCAGACCTCATGCCGCACCGCATCCGCATCACGAACATTCGAGTAGAACGATTGCAGGACATCAGCACCGATGACTGCATGAAGGAAGGAATCTACTGTAGCCACATTAAAGCCATTGACGATGCTTATTCATACGATGCCACAAATGATAGATTTAAGCCGAAAAGGTGGTACAGAACTCCTATCGAAGCATACAAGATGCTTAGCTGCAAGCTCAATCTCCACTGGGGTATCAACCCTCTCGTCTTTGTTTACGATTTCGAACTAGTAAAATAACAATTCATCATCAATATGAAAGAAGAAACATTACCACTCAGACCTCTGATCAGGGAATTGGCACTAGGTCAAGCCATCGATTTCCCTATCAAGAGAATGCTATCGGCCAAGAGTAGTTGCACTGACCTCGGTGCCATCTACAGCCGAAAGTTCAAGACCAAGCTCAACCGTGAGCAAGGAGTTATCACAGTTACAAGAATCAAATAATACAAAATAGTCATGAACCAAACAGTACAAATCCAGTTCGCTGACAAGATGGTCTCATTCGACACATTCCTATCAGCCATACGCAATGTAGTACAGGAAGAAATTTCCAAGGCTGTAGGCAAGCGACCATTCATCACCCAAGCCAAGGCATTCGATACCTTCGGCAGACGCAATGTAGAGCGATGGGTGAAGGAAGGCAAGGTCAAGGTCTTCGGGCGTGGCAAGAACGGCAAGATTACTCGCTACGAATACCGACTGTCCGAGCTGGAAGCCTGTGCCTGTAGAGTTCAAGACTATCTACATCCCACATAGGTAATTTTACTTTTAGAGAATAGACATAAGCTAACATTGCAAACAAGAAAAGCTCGCTGTGAAGCGAAACTTATCGTTGAAACATTCAAAAGGTGTCTGGGCAAATATCCCTGCGAGAACAGTTCTTCATCCTTAAAAATATGATAAGTACAAATCCACTCAGGCACCTTTCTTTACACGGTCGGCATTGCAATCTTGCATGTAGCCTAGCCCATCGGGGGCGATGTTCATAACAAACGATTGATTGTTTAAATGCTTTTTTACTAGGTTCACCATGATTTCTGCGAAAAAGAACTAAGCAGATAGGCACAAGGGTTCGACTCCCTAACCGACCACCATTACAAACAATATAAAACGATAAAGTTATGAAAACAATTAAGATTATCTTCTGCATTGCCATCTGGCTAGTCCTTGGATGGCTCTGCCTCAGTAAAATCTCACAGGGCATCCACGATGAGAATCTGATTTCTCAGATGCCACAGTGTACATACGATGAGATAGTCGATACGCTCACCTCTCGTAATGGCTTCCAGCCTACAGAGCATCAGATAGTAACCTACTATTATGAGCGATTCAAGAAGTAAGAGCACCTATGCAGCTCGCAAGTGCCTCCTCTGCCCAAATGGGCGTAACTGCATCAATGGAAAGTATTGTCTTAAATACAAGATGTACGTGCAGCATCAGGAGAAACTGCCATGTGAATGAAAAATAGATAAACTAACCATCCTGCAAAGGATATAAAAGAAGAAAATATGAGAATAAGCTATTACAATTTAGACAAAGATGACTTTAATAAAAAACATAGTCGCTTTAAGAAGAAAAAGTTGTTTACGATTTGGTTTAATCATATCTTAGAGAATATTCAGTTTGAAAATTCAGATAGAGGTCTTTTGTTGTGGGTTAATACTCCAAAGACTATTAGAGTATTCGGATATTGGAAACGAGGTGGATGTGGTGGAAGTAAGAAATTCTATCAGACTTGGACTAACGACCATTGCAGCTGCGGTTAACAGAGTAACTATAAAAAGAAAAGAATATGAAAGAATTTAAATTGTTTGCAACTTTAATTCAAGTTGCGTTTATTGTTATGAAGTTATGTGGTGCTATCCATTGGTCATGGCTATTGGTTTTTTCACCAATTTTGCTATATCTTGTATGGATGGCTTTCAGAATCGTTTTCTCGGTTTTTTACGTAAAACACGAAATCAAAAAGAGTCGAGAGAGTTTTCGTAACAGAATGGACAATCTGAAAAGATTGCAGCAAGAGCAACAAGAGGCAATGAACAAAAGAAAAAAAGAACTGGAGGAGATAAGAAATGAACAAAAATAAAGCTATTGAGTATATTAAACGTGCCAAAGAACAGTTATCTGACGAATTACTTACGGTAAGTTTTTGTCAAATGGCTCGCAATAATTTAGAGAAGGCATTTAAAGAGTTGGAGGACAATATGGAACAGAATAACAAACAGACGATGCCATGTTTCGAACTTGGCAACCTTTACGTCTTCAAAGAAGAAGACGAGGATGGAGAGTTGACCATTATAGGCAAACTCATCGCCAAGAACGAGAGCCAAGACACATTGACATTTGGCAATCAGTATGAGATTGAGACAGAGAACTTCGTTACAGACCAGGCATTTGACCTTCGCATAAGTACAAACAAGGAACTGCGAGAAGCGACAGAGGATGAAGCCACCACGTTCCAGGAGGCTTTCACTCTCTGGAAGAAGAGCAAGAATCAGCCATCATTCAAGATATTCGATAAGGTTCTTGTGCGTAACAGCGATGAACATAAATGGAGACCAGCAATCTTCGTACGAACACGTATAGGTGAATCCTCATACAAATACAACGCTTTGCTATTATGCACCGGGCACGTAGGTGACTTTATCCAATGCATCCCATACAAAGGAAATGAGAATATGGCATTCACCACAGCCCCATTTTAGGTAAACAGAAATGTGGTTTTTATATAATATCAATCATCATGGAGTCAGAAGAAGCAAGGATCAGAAGGCAAGCTCGCCAACGAGAATACTATCTTAAGCATCGTGAAAAGTTGCTCGCCTATTCTCGCAAATACATCAAGGAGCATCCCGAAAAGCAGAAGCTATATCGGGAAAATGAAGCCAAGAAACGAGCCAACGGCAAAGGATATTATCAGAGATACTATCTGCTCCACAAAGAAAAATTGCTGGAAAAATCTAAGAGCTGGCTACAGAATCACCCCGAAAAGGTAAAGGAATACCAGCGCAGATACTACCAGAAGAAAAGAGCAGCAGCGAAGAAAGAAAAGAAGATAATGCTGAATCCAGATATAGATAAGGCAAAGGCTCTCTTCCGTGACCCAACCAAGGTAGCTCACCTACAGTGGCTCCTGGAACACAGAAACGCATAATAAATAGTAGATATGGAAAAGGAATTTTGGAAAAACATTCCACGTTACGCCAACCAATATCAGGCATCCACCTTTGGTAGAATCCGAAGGCATCCAAGGATGATAGACAACAATGGCACACTATGTCTGAAAAAGGGTGCTATCGTTACCCAGAACATAAATGCTCGCGGTTTGTTCCGTGTTCGTCTTTTCTATGAGGGTAAGATGCACGAAGAATTGGTTCATCGGCTGGTGGCTGAGACCTTTATCCCCAACAAGGCGAATCAACCATTCGTTAGGCATAAGGATGGAAAGCTCACCAACAATCATTTCTCCAACCTCTCTTGGTGCTCCAGACTTAGTGTATATTCCGCCAGTCGCAAGAAGTCTAAGACCCTGAATAGCAAGGCTATAGTTATGAATAACGGTACAACCACACGTTGCTATTTGTCCATTAAAAATGCAGAAAGACGTACTGGTATATCGGCATCCAACATCTGCCAAGTGTTGCAAGGCAAGCGTAAGACCGCAGGAGGTTGCTCCTGGTCCTACAAACAATGAGTTACAATATAATGTAAATTCTACATTCCAAATAAAGAAGAATAAATGAAAACAGATGGCTACATATTTACTCCAGAGCTGTTGCAGTGGCGTTACTTCCATCGTCCTGTGGTCGTTCAGGTGCTCATCCATGTGCTCCTCTCCTCCGCTCACAACGAGGCTTCCGCTGCCACCCTCTCCTATCGTGATTTGGCTCTACAGCTCCATACCACGGTCAAGACCATACGTGTCGCCATCGATGTGCTCATAGCCGAGAAAATCATCACCAAGTGCTCTGCTCCAAGAGCCTCAACTAAACTCTACGTTAACAGTTCTCACCCCCTATCCCACTGCATCATACCGTGGCAAAGAGACCAAGGGGAACAGGTTACGGCACAGATTGGGGCACAGATTGGGGCACAATCTAGGGCACAGATTCAATCTTCCGAAGTTCCTTTAAATAAAGGCGATTCCGAAGATTCAGAAACTAGCAAGGGCACAATTAAGGGCACAATTAAGGGCACGAATAGGGCACAATCTAGGGCACAGCCGAAACAAGGGGCACAGCCAAGGGCACAATCTGGGGCACAGATTTCACACTCCGAAACCCCTTTAAATAAAGGTGATTCCGAAGATTTAGAGATAGTCAAGGGCACAGATAAGGACATAGCAAAGGGCACAGAAGTAAGAGAAAAGAAACAAATAAAAGAAAATCTTTCCCCTGAAACCCCTATAAAAGAAAACAAACAAAGAAAAGAGAAAGCCCACCCCCAAACACAAAAAAAAGAAAAAGAAAAAAAGTCGGGGGATGCTGAAACTCAATTCTCGGAAGTGTTAAGGCTCTTCAATCGCCTCTTCCTGGGCACGCAGGTAAAGCCAATCTCGAAGATGACTCCCGACCGCAAGAAGCTTGTCGCCAAGTTTATCTCTGATTACTCCTTCGAGGACATTGAGCCGATGCTTCGCAAGGCACTCGATTCCGACCTTCTATCCGGGCGCAAGGATGGTGGATGCTATATCTCCTTCAACTGGCTCTTCAATCCAAAGAATTACGAGCCTCTGATGGAAGGAACGTTCGACAACCCTACGATTGCAGCCTCAGCTGAAAAGAAGCCTTCCAAGCCTCAGCAGAAGAAGACACCTAGCCCACCATCATCTGATGGCAGTCTGTCAATAGGCGAACGCTGGAAACTTGCCCAACAGTCTCAGCAGTCAGCGCAAGCCTACAGAGACAAGGTTAATCGTTCCATCATCTTGGGGCATATCGACAACCTCAAAAAGCATCCGCAAGACAAACAAGCCTTGCAGTCGCTCGAAAGATTCTATCGGGACGGAACTATTCAGCGTCTGGGCATCGACTGGACCCCACCTGTGGAAGAGGAAACGAGAAACCTTCTCGACTTGGACGATAAGACACAAAACTATCTCCAGTCCATCCTCAGCGACTAAGTGCAAACATAAAGTGACAATTCAAAAATTCCAAAAGTTATGGACAAACAAGAATTAATAGACCGTCTCAACGGCAATTATCACGAGTACACGCAAAAGCCTCAGCACAAGAAGGTGCAGCGTGAAGGTCAGTTGCAGATAGCCTGTGTACGATGGTTTCGACTACAGTACCCAGCTTTCTCCACACTCCTCTTCCATCCCAAGAACGAGGCAGATGGTGCTACCAGTGGCAAGAAGATAGCCATCAATGCAGCATCGGGCGTGGTCCCAGGCGTTCCCGACCTCATCCTTGCCCTCCCTTCCATGAAGGATGGCAAGACAGGCATCATCTACGAGAACCCAGAAGTTTACTTCGGCTTGGGCATCGAATTGAAGTATGGCAAGACCAACAATCAGTCTGCCAACCAGAAACGCTTCCAGGGCTATTGGCAGTCCGCTGGCTACAAGTACGCCCTCTGTCGTTCCCTCGAAGACTTCATCGAAGTGGTCAAGGCTTACATGCAAGCAGCCGAAGTCAACGCCTTCGAGAAAGTTCGCTCCTATCACCTCATCAATGATGATACAGAGCACAACAAGCAAGTATTAAACAAAATCATTAAAAACAAGAAGTAATATGGAAATCGGATTCATCATCTTCATGCTGTGCCTGGTTGTTATGGCCAGCACATTCATCTATCTAGTTTACCACCATGGTCATCGCTCATGCAAGAACTGCAAGTTCTTCAAGCCTACAGCAAACAGTAAGTATAGCGGAACATGCAACGGCTTCGGTCATCATCGCTTCCACTGGGAATGCTGTGGAGAATGGAAACGTAAAGCAACCAACCAAGAGGATGAACTTTAAAATCATGCATCTATGGGCAATTACATCAAACAAAGCCTGATGCAGCCAACACCATCAGTTGCTAATCAGGAGAAAATGAGTATGTGCAAGTTCTGTGTACATAGCCACATCAGCGACCTCGGCTACAACCATTGCTGGAAGTCAGATAGTGTTACGTATAATGGAGATTCGCCTACAGGCATCTGTAGCGCATATAGGGATAAGAGAATATGGAAACCGTATTATTTCTCTGGTCTCATGTCACACTACAGGGGGAACATCTATTGGGCAAGACCAGTGTATAACTCTCCTAAAAAGGGAAAGAGCAGTATTTTCAAATACGAAGTCATCGACCCGATAGCCTCAACAATAGCAACCCTCTTGCCAAAGGAGTTCGCCAAGGAATACATTCCAGCCACTCCCGGTTCAAAGCCTCCACATACGATGAAGGAGTATGAGAAATTTGACACCTATTGTTTCGGGGGCTACGACCCACAGCTCTCAGAAGAACAGGAGGCAAGAAACTATAATGAAGCCAACTGGCAGCAAATCCTTGCTCAGGAAGCAATAGAAAAACAATTAAGGGAATAAAAGCCCCCGTTCCCAGCGATTCTATCGCTGGTCCCATAATATAACAAAGTAAAAATATTAAGAAATGGAAAAAACAATTTATATTCCAGGTGATTTGGTTATGACCAACGGCATTCCTATCGGAACCAAAGAGGGCATTGTTTATCAGGTTACAGAAAGTAATGCTGATAAATATGCAAAAGTGAAAGATGGAAATGCTTTCACTGAGCTCAAAGGTTCCGTCACTCTTTCCAACTTAAAAGGAAAAACCATTAAAGATGATGGATTTCTGTTCTGTGACAGTGGTGCATGGGTGAAGGATATTGTTCCCATCCCTCTTACTCCTTCTATACTTGAGAAGAACGGCTATAAGCAAATAGTCAATCAAAGCTATATTTACCAACATATAGAAAATGATTGCTATGAAATCTGGAAAAATGTGAAGAATTGGACTATGTATTGGAGAGGTGTAAACCTATGCAGCTTCAAATATTTGCATGAGTTACAACATATTCTATTATTCCTTGGTCTAAATTCAGAAATGGAGGTGTAGCGTATGAAGATTCATTTATGTTATTCCTCATGCTGTTGTGCAGCAGATGAGCATGAGACTGGATGCTATCCTCGTTCTTCATTCAAGCCGAAGCCAGAGCTTCCGGTTGGAACAATACTCACAGTCAAGGAGAAATGGCAAAACTTCTACGGAAAATACTACCGCTGCTATCTCCCAGACGAAATGAAGGACAAAGGATATTCCATCCCTTACTACGACATTCCTGCCGACAAAGCAGAAGTAATAGAACTATAATTATTTTAAATATTTACAATTATGGAAGTAACAATAACATTAACTATTTGCCTGAGCCTGGTCTTTGTAATCACGCTTGGCATCGTCTCTTGCACGCTAAGAGACAAAAACTTCAAGGTCCGCTTTGATGACAGAAACAAGCGTATGATGCGAATTATCGCAGAGCAGCGTGATGAACTTATCTCATACAGAGAGGCTATCAAGAAAAATGATGCCAATCTAGAAAAATCTCTAGAGGTATTAGCTTCTGCTTCCGATGTTATCAACACCAGAATATCTCGGTTGAAAGATACGGAAGAACTTTTAGCAATGGTCAAGGTCGAACTTGGAGAATTGAATTTGGGAACAGATAAGATTTCTAAGAAAATGGATGAAGCTATTCGGTCATTCTCTTCATGCGTAAAGAAAATTGAGAATAATAATGAGGTATCATTCAAACACTTTGAACAATATCTTGTCAATCGTCCATCATATCTCTCCCCAGACGAGAAGAAGCATTTCAAGAAATATATGCTATCATGTGCAAGAGGCTATACATATATTAGCAATATGCCAAACAAAATGGACTTAAATTTTGTCCGTCTTGAAGATGTAGTAAAAGCACTTGAATATATAGGAAAAGGCGAATGGGATTCACAATACTGTTTAATCCCTGCCGAAGAAGATTTAGCCAATGGACAGAATACAGAACGAAATCAGTAAGCTTCGTCATGAGCAGCATTTGAGTGAAAGACTGCAAGCTGCTCAGCTTCGACAGATAAAGCGTGAGCACGATGGCCTCCACAAGTGGATAACCATCACCCCACGCCTCAAACTCCTCTGCCGAATAGACGAGCAAGGCAACCTCCTCCCAAAGGAGCTAGACCGCATTAAGAAAGTTAAACAAACATTAGGTATCAAATAACATTTAAAAAATAATTATTATGAACGCAGAAGCATTAAAGAAGTACATCGGTACAAAAGAGGTTATGGCTGCACCTATGGATGAAGCAACCGCAGTGGCTAAAGGTTTTGCTCGCAAGAACGAGGATAACCATGAATGGAGACCAGGTTTCCATGTTCGCTACAACAATCCGGATGGCAGTACCTACGATTCCTGGTCACCTGCTGATGTCTTCAACCAGTCTTACAAGGTTGCAGACGATTTCTATGACCGTCTCAACATTGAGCTCAACGATGTGACTGAGCGTTTTGTTAAGTTAGAAAAGTTCATGAACAAAGGGCTTACGGCTGTGTGTGAAAAGGTAGGCGATTATCAGGCATCTATTCTTGTAGCTCAGTATCAAGCAATGAAGATGTACAAAAGTTGCTTGGAAGAGCGCATCGAAGAGATTGAGAAACGTGAAGTGTGGAGAGGATAACATGAGTGAAGAATCAGCATTATCCTTTCGCAAGCTAGTTTCAGCTATGCGAACCACCGAAAAGGAGTATTGGGCACACCGAGACAAAAAGATGCTTCGCCAATCCATTGAACTGGAAAAGCGTGTCGATGATATTATCTTGAAGGCAGATGGCTCAGCCGTCCATCAGAACGACAACGGCACATTCTTCCTTCTGGTGGCAGAACTTAGAGCCTCAACCATCCAATACTTCCAGGAGAAGAAGAAGGCACAGCCCGACAAGGAGCTGGTCAATACTCTCTTCAATACTATCAAGGAGAAAGAAGCCAAGCTAGATAAGATGCTTATCCGCCTCCAAGATGAGCAAATTAAGAAAGATGGCTACAGCATCCACTACCAGGTGATGGAACGACTGCCAAGAGCACATCAAGCTCGTTCTATCTTCAGTTCCATGGATGAGCAACTTGCCAAGGGAGAGTTGGACGACCTCTACCGCCATCCCGACCCTCCTGGCACTATGTATTTCATCTGCAAGAAATACCTTGGCAAAGACGGCAAACCTCTATCAGAAGAAGAGATAGACAAAATTATTAATAACAAATTAAATTCTTAAGATTATGAACAAGAAAGAAAACAAGCCTTATGAAGAGGCTAAGACACAAGACAAGTCTCAGAACCAGCCAAAGGAGTCCTTCGTTGGCACAGGTAACGGTTCTTCCCTCCGTTCTCGCACAAGCACCTGGTTCGAGTGTAAGGTGCGCTATGAGAAGACTCAGGACGATGGTAGCGAGAAAATGGTAAACGAGCTGTACGTGGTCGATGCCCTATCCTTCACCGAGGCAGAAGCAAGCATCATTGACAACATGCAGGTCTATGTCTCTGGTGAGTTTAAGGTTGCCAACATCAACCCGACCAACTACAACGAGATTTTCTTCTCAGATATTGATGACGATGATTTATGGTTTAAGGCACGTTTGGCTTCCATCACCATTGACGAGAAGAGCAACAAGGAGAAGCGTTCCTATGTCAACTATCTTATCCAAGCCAAGTGCATCGAGCGTGCAAAGCGTTACGTTGACGAGGTTATGGGCAAAACTATGATTGACTATGAGTTGAAGAGCCTCAGCGAGACCAAGATTTTTGATGTCTTCGAACATAAAGCATAAGTTGCGCAAGTTATCACTTCTGTTCCGCACAGAAGTGGTAACTTAGCCCACATTATTAATATATAATATAGTACAATATATGAAAAAGTTGAAACGTTTCATCATTTATCTCCGTCTCTGGTTCATCCGCAAGATGGGCTACACCCTCCCTTCCCTCAGAGAAGCTACTAGCGTTGTGCCTGGAGAGTTCTACGACCTCTTCGGGCGCATTGTCCGTGCTGTACCCAACAAGGAATCAGCCTCACCACTGGCAAAAGGCAACTTTGAGTATGAGGAAGTACCAGAGCATTGCCTTAACTGCGATTTGTTCAAAGAGCACATTCCTTGCTCCTTCAATCATCGTATGCCCAACGGCTGCGATATTTGCGACAATCATCATTTCGAAATCATCTGCATCAACAGAGGTAACATCTAAAGCATAATGAATATGAAACAGCAGAAGTCAAATTACAAGCTCGACAAAAAGACTGGCCACCTTCTCGAAGTCCCTTCCAAGAAGCAAGTTCGTGAGCACGTAAAGAAGGTACGTGAGCAGACTAGCCAAGAGCCTCAGCAACCAATCACAGTGCATGAGACCCAAGCCGACAAGAATTTCAAGAAGGTCCAGAAGGTTCTCGACCGTATGCACGCCAAGGCGAAGCTCCCCGACTTCCTCCACATGGCACGCAAGAAGTTCCTTTCCACCGTCTGCGTTATCAACCACCCAGGCAAGCAGCGTTCGCTCCTCCCCGACAAGAAAGGGCGTTATGTCATGCTCTGCCACCGTAAGATGGCAAAGGTCTTCACTGCCGATGTCTGCCTTCTCGTCAAGATTCAGAAGTCCACCATCGAGAAGCATGAATTGGCACCAGGTGGAGAAGAGATAACGGAGCATTGGCAAGATGGTTCTTGGAGCATCGTCCCATGCAGAGTGGACAAAAGCAACTACACCACCATTCAGGAAGTCCGTCTTCGCCCATGGTTCTTTCTCCACCGCTATTGGTACGAGATAACCTTTGATGGCAGGGTAGAGCCAGCTATGATGCTCAACGATTACAACCTCAACCCTACCCTACGCAAGAAACATTTCTATGTCACCCGAGAATATGTAAAAGTACGTAACCAGGATGCCGAAAACGACTACTTCCGTTTCTGGCTCCACAAACCTACAGATTATGCAGAACGAGACTGAAATATTTATCCTCAACCGTCCACGCCCTCAAAAGCGTGGACTCACCCTCAACAAGAATGGGCGCATCACCTTGCGTTCCTACCCTGTAAAGCTCTTGGGGCTACAGCGAGGCGACAAAATCGTGTTCTTCTGTCTCGGTTCTCAGATGTATATCACCAAGTCCTCCTCGCTTCCTGATGCCATACCTCTCTATGGGCGCAAGGCACAGCTTCACGGTTGCAGTGCTAGCACTGTCAAATGCCTCTTCCTCCACACCCTAGGCGTTCCACCCAACGCCCAAGAAATAGACTTGGTAGTCTCTGACCGTCTAGAGACCATCACCGTAGGCAACGACACCCTACAGGCATTGGCTGTAGTCAATCGTGCAGACCCATCCCATTGCCGATAATTAAATATTAAACAATACACATTAAACATTAATAAAGATGCAACAATCAATCAGATACAAAGGTCTCAGCCTCACACCCGATGAAATGGCAGTAGAGAACGGTGCACTATCCCTCTGTGGCAACCTAGAGCTGCACGATGGCGCATTGCGCCCTGCCATCGTATCGGGCACACCTCTATCTCAGCCCCTCACCGTTAATGGTGAGGTGGCTAAGATATTGTATGTTCACGAAACAGGTAGTTATCACCACCTCATAGCCATAGCTTCATCCTCCATTTATTGGTTCATGCAGGATGGCACGCTAGGCTCGTCCACCCCTATCAAGTCCTTCGACTACGAATCCACCGTGCTTTCTATCGATTCCATCGGCAACACCCTCATCATCGTGGCTACCGATGGCATCCATTATGCCCTTTGGCAGGATGATGGCTACCTCTTGCTGGGGCAGAAGCCACCATTCATAGAACTCGGCTTTAACATCGATGCTGGTAATACGCCTGAAGATTACGATTTGGGCGGCATCGAAGGAGATGGAAGTAAAAATGGCTTCTATGAGACCTTTCAGCAGACCACATATAGCAGTAACGACCTCTTTAGTTCCGTTGGTAGTTCCACTTGGAAACATGGAGAAATCTGCCTCAACGTGAAAGAAGATAAGCAGTCAGACCTCACCCAGAGTGTCTATGCTTTGCTTAATCGAACCAATAATCTCATTGCTCGTCAAGGGCGATTCTATGCCAATTTCTTCATCCGCTATTGCTATCGCATGTTTGATGGTAGCATGATCATGCACTCCGCTCCTGTCTTCATGCCCGTCATGGTTCCAGACAACTATTCAATTTCCTGTGTCAACGCTCGCCTTTCAAGCCAAGACCCATTAAATAGCACGCTTGATTTAAAGGATGCAATATCATTTAATCGCTTAGATTCTAAAAATGAAGAAAAGAGCGTAAAATTTAGCAAGGCTGGCTTCTGCTACCGTCCACGAAATACAGAGCTTATTTATTCTCTTCATGGCAACATAGATGAGTTGAAGAATTGGAATGACATCATCAAGTCCATTGATGTTTTCATAACCCCTCCAATCACCAATATCGATACTTCCGAGAAAATTTCAAATCTCATTATAGCTCGATATGGTTACAGTCTTTCTCGTGGTCGTGAGCTATCCCAGATTTGGGATAATGGTGAATACAAACTGGGCTATGCAGTTATCAAATTCCCTATGATTTCAGATGAAGCTTATAGGAACAAACTGAAGAGTCTATCAGCGTTCTATCGGGTGGCATCCTTGAAGGTCTCCGACATTCAGGAAACTAATGGTAAAAATTTGCCAGTTGATAAAGTAGCTGTGTACAACACTTCGATGCAGGAGCAAATGAAGGATGATTACAAGACCCACAACCTTATATTTGCAAATGGAGGCTATTCCTACAACCATCGACTAAACCTTTATGGGGTCAAGGAGCAACTTTTCAAAGGCTTCGACCGTTACATGTTTCCTAGTGGTAGAAAACTATTCGGATTCAGCGAAAAAGATGAGAAACCTAGTTTCGAAACGAATCTTAAAATTCAGAAGATTGTCACTGTCCTCAATACCACATCTGGCAAAAAGTATGTGGAATCCGTCAACATGTACGATGATATAGTACTTGAAGCACCGATGATTACCAATCTCGTTAAGTTCTATCCTGATACTCGAGCCGAGAAAATGGTTATTTTCACTACCAATCAAGAGGAAAAGGAAATCATCTATTCCTTCGACCTAGAAGAGTGCCAGGAACTCAATGGTGCTATGCACATGGGTACATTCTCTAACGATGGTAAAGATTCCAACAATTACGTAGTCACCTCCTACGATTACTCTGTAGATGATGTAGTCGATATGAGCAACAAGATTTACACCTCCGAGTCCGATAACGCCTTCTACTTCCCTCTGAATGGCATCAATACCGTGGGTATCGGCACCATCCTGGGCATAGCCTCAACCACAAGGGCACTCTCCCAAGGTCAGTTTGGTCAGTACCCTTTGATGGCGTTCTCCACCGATGGCATCTGGGCGATGGAAGTTTCTTCCCAAGGCACCTATAGCAGCATCCACCCCATCAGTCGTGAGGTTTGCAGCAATCCGAAGTCCATCACCCAGCTAGACCAGTCCGTGCTCTTCGCCACCAATCGCTCCCTCAGTCGCATAGCTGAGTCACAAGTGGCTTCCATGTCCGATGTCTTGGATGGACCAGGCTTCAATATAGTGGGCAACCTTGGCAAGTTCCTCAACTTCTTCAATGATGCCGAAGACGATGATGATACCACCAAGACCATCAAGGCACAGATGCGCCAACTCATAGATTTCACCTCCTCGCCAATCGACTTCTTTCAGCGTTGCCAGGTTATCTATGATTACAAGAACTCTCGCATCTTCTGCCTAGATGTCAGCCAACTGTCCAAGGAAGCCTCAGCCGACACCGTAGCCCTCTGCTATTCCATCAAGGATGAAGCCTGGAGCACCTTCCTCATCAAGAACGTGCTCACAGCCCTCAACTCCTATCCTCACCCATACATTCAGTATCGAGACGGTAGCGTGATAGTTTTGGATAGCGGTTACGATTACGAGGACGAAACAGAGTATCATGGCATCATAGTTACTCGTACCTTGAAGTTCGATGAGGAGAACGCTCCCGATGCCATCACAGGCTACATCCATTCCCTCACCTCTGGCACCGTGCCAGTCATGTGGCTGTATGGTAGCAACGACAACCAAAATTGGCATTACCTAGGTCGTTGTGGTGGCATGAAGTCCAGCTATATGTCCTCCCATAGCTATCGCTTCTTCCGCATAGCCCTCTATCTTAAGATGAAGTCCATGAATCAGTACTTTGCCACTCGCCTCGAAGTTATCAGGCGTTTCAACAAGTTCTAGAAAAAACAGAGCCTTCGCTTTTTCAGGAATCCATCCCGATTTAGCGAAGGCTCTTTCCATAAACACCCAAAATAATGAAGAAAAAGAATAGCCACCGTTCCAGGCGATGGAATAGCCTGGTCACAGATAGCCTCTTAAGTGAAGCTAGGTCTTCTCAGCGTATAGTTATCCCGGCTCAGCAAGTCGCTCTTGATGTTATTGTAGTCTGCCGTTGCGCTTTCGCCATACGTTCCTGCCTTGTCGGCAAACTGGTCCATCAGGAATTGGCTCATCACGTAGTCCACGATATAGCGGTGGCAATGGCTCTTCAAGGCATCTGTCACAGCCACGTTCCAGTTCGGAATCTCTAGGTTCAGCGTCACGGTCTCATAGATGTTTTCCTCCCTGTCCTTACCAGCCTTGTTTACGGTAGCGGTCGTTTCGTTCTCCTCACCATCAATGATGGTGGTCACTACCTCCGTCCACGTACCGTTTTTGTTGTCAGTATAGGCATACTTTCTTGTGCCCTTTACCAGTCGCTCCAAGTTGTTGTTATCCTCCACTCTACCAGTGGTCAGATAACGCTGAGCTGCCAGCTTGATGTTACCTATGGCTTCCGTCACGGCACGATTGATGATACTGCGAGTCTCGTCACTGTCTGGGCTTTCGATGTTGGCTCTGATGTCCTTCTGGGCTTCGTCCACCATTCCCTGGCTCACTACATAGCATCTTGCAAGCACATCATTACATACCTGCTCCATGCCAAAATTCAATGTAATCAATTTTCTATCCATAATTGCAATTATTTGTTTTGATGAAAAATTATCTTAGTTCGTAAGGTGGTCTGCCTCCGCTCCAGTCCACATAGTCCTGATGGAAATGCTGCGAAGCAAAGTCTGGGTTTCGCTCAGAGCCTTTCACCCCTCTCTGCTTATCCTTGTCAACCTCGTCCTCATTTCGAGCCTCAGCGTCCAATGAATTGCCTTCCTTGACCGCTCCATCGGCACCTCTAGCCTCAGCGTTCAGAGCATTTTGAGTTTTGCCCTCATCATCCTCACCTCTCGCTATAGTACCAGGAGAAGCAACGTTCTTGCCTACATTGTCCGAAGTTCTGGTTTCAGCAGATTGAGCATTCATCTGTTTATCTGAATCATCATCCACTCTCATTGAAGTAGAAGAACGATTGCTGTCCTTTCCTGCTTCATCTTCTTTTCTCTCGGAAGCAGATGAGGCAGAAGCATTCTTTGCAACACCATCCACAGCCCTTCTCTCTGTAGGCGAAAAATTGCTATTCTTTTCAACCTCATCCCCTACTCTAGCAACAGCATCCACAGCCGAAGAACCATCTTTCACGGTATCGTCAGCGGTTCTTTCAGCCTCAGCAAAGCTAAAGTCCTTCTTTAGCAAAACCTCCTTGATGGCTTCCAGGTCGCTCGCTCCCATGCTAGCATAGTCCGTATGGTTCATGTCGGGGAAGTCGCTGAGCCATCCTGCAAGGATAGCATGTACCAGATAGTTCTGTATTTGATTGGTCAGCACACCGCTCAATCTAGGTGGCCAAGATGCCAAGGTCTTGATGGTGATTGTGAAATCATCAGCCAGTGCCTGTAGGTCAAACTGCTGTGTGGTCGAAGAAGAAAACCTAGCCAAGAAGTTCTCTAGGTCGGTTATCGCCTCGCGATAGTAAATGTCCAGCTTCGCTTCCTCGCCATCACTCGCCCAGACGGTCTGAAAGTCCACCTCTGGGTTATGCTGCGCAATGGTGGCAGATAGTCCCTCTACCACGCCCATCACGCTCTTCTTCACTATTTTTATCGTTATTGTCTTCATACGCTCATTTCTTTCTGTGCCATAGCCAAATCAACAAACCAATCACTGCTACTACAAGGGTCCAAATCATCTTGGCGGTATACTTCCCCAGGGTGATATACTTTTGCTCTGCTTTAGATAGTTCTCGTTCCATCGGCTTCGGAACATAGATAGTATCTCGTTTGATGAAAGAATCCGTCTTCACTTTGTTCAGATACCTGAATCTATCTTGAAGTACAAGCCTATCCTTAAAGATAGTGTCACCTCTCTGATAGATATACACGCTATCCTTCCGATAGATGCTATCTGTTTTCTCCACCGTGTCCGTTCTTACCACATATTGGGTGTGATACTCCGGAATGGTCACATACTTCGTCTTACAGCTCGACAGAAACAATAAAGAGAAATAAGCTACCCACACTAGCAAATAAATAATAAAGTGCTTTGTCGTTTTCATAAGCCTTGATGTTATGAAATATTGAGTGCTCGCTTGGACTTCTTCAAATACTCCTCGCATTTGTCTAATCCTTTGTAACCACCGTTAATTTTCCGTCTGATTGCTTTCAGATTATCCTCGTCTGCCAATTTATTGCAGCCGAAGGTATCAAATATCCACATCGATGAGCGTGTGGCACCAAGAGGCTGCTCCAACAACTCAGGCTGTTCCACTACATCATAGCCACAATATCCGGCATACTTCCTGTAGTTGGCTCTTCCTGTTATCTGAATAAGCCCCCTGCCCTTATATCTCACCCCATCACCCTTATGGGTATTGCCTAAGTCCTTGCGCCCTTCATACGCCTTTCCGCTGGCTATCTCCTTGGTATATTTCAGTTCACCGCTCTCATGGGCAATCTGAGCCAAGTAGTGCGCCCACCTCAAAGGCGTGTTGATTTCAAATTCCTGAGCATACTTATTCAGGTATGGCAGAAACTTCTCTGCTCTTTTCCCTGCATTAGGCATCGCCATCAGCAGCTGCTCCAATCTGATTTCCTTCATTTCCATTCTCCTTATTGTTCTTATATTCTTGGTATCTCTTGAATATTGGCATTTTCTCCACGAAGCCCAGTGTCAGCGCATAATAGCCATAGTCCACTAGCCTGTACCAAGGCGAATCTGGCACCAGCATTCGTTTCAGATTCTTCAAGATGTTTGTAGTGAAGAGATAGGTCGCGGCTATGCACACCCACTTCACGCAAAACAGAGCCTCAGCATCCGAATGCAAGAAGTGACCGATGATAAACAGTGCAGCCACCGTCACGAAAAACACCGCACAGCAAACGAAGAACATGCCGAATTTCTTCCAGCTCCATTCTTCACCGTTAAACACCGCTGCCACGATGCCAAACACCAGGTTCAGCCCGAACAATACCATCATGGCAATCATAAAATCTCTGATGGGTACCAGCAGACTCAGAAAAGTCCATATCGTCCCAATTAAGTAACCTCGAATATCATTCATTTTCTTTTCCATTTTTCCGTCCCCACTCCGTTATGGAAACGATGCAAATTTAAGCCATCATTCCCGATTATCAGTGATAAGTTCCGCAACTTCATACGAAAAAGAGAACACAAGCCCTTTTTCCTTAGCCTGCATTCTCTTCTTCTGATAGTTTTCTTTTATATATCTCTAGGTGTTATGGAATCATTTCTAGAAGAGCAAATTAATTCTTCACTCTTCGTTCTTCACTCTTCACTTAGTTAAAGTACCCCCAAGCCTTACAATGCCCATAAGGGTTATCATCGTCTCTCAGCCAGTTCACAGCCAAGTCCACCATTTTGTCCATCAGCTGCTCCTCGCTATCATCGGCAAACCATTTCTTCATCAGGTTGTAGTTGTCCGAATACACCATGTTCAGCACCACGGCAAAGTCCCATTGGTTGTAAGGGCGAATCTCGTCCTTCACCGTCTCATATATTTCCTGCGTCTTCGCCATGGTATAGTAAGGAGCACGATGCTCCACCTCCTTATCATCCTCAAAAACCATCTTCTTAATTTGAGCCTCAGCGAAGAAGTCATTGAAGTGTCCGTTGCCCACTACCCCATAGATTTCCTTATACAGCAGCAAGAGGTCTTCATCCGTTGCGTGCATAGCCACGAATTTGCCGATTATCTTTGTCACCTGCACCATCTGCTCAGGTGTGGCATCGGTCTGATATTTTGTGATAAGTTCTACTAAGTTCATATCATTCATTCTTTTGTGATTTGACGAATTTGAAAATCTCATCCAGCTTGCTTTCCATCTGGTTGAGTCTTTCGTTTGTTTTCTGTTGGTCACGAAACGTTGTGTCCAGTTCTGAAAGGAGATTGTCACAGTCCTTTACGGTCTGCTCGAAATCAGGCATCTTTCTTAGGATGTCGTTAGCTTGGTTCTTCAGTGCGTTCACCTCGTTAATGATGTTCTCCTTGCTACAGGAGATTACGAGAGTGTCGCTGTATGCTGTTTGCTCAGTATCTACCACCGAATAGATGGCTTGCTTTCCATCCTCGGTTTGCACGTTCACCTTCACGTTCCTAGCCCCATAGTTCGGCATTCCTGGCATAGCTGCCATCACGTTCGGCTTGCCATTCTCAAAGTCAGGGCAAGGATTGCTCGTCACCTTGCCTTGCTTAAATTTTCTGCTGGCTCTATCAAATAGATAGACTGGGAATCCAGCCTTCAAGTCTCTGAATATCATAATCTCTGAATATTTATCGTTTTAAGTATATGGGAGAGGAAGGAAAACATCCTGTCCCCTCCCACCAAATGATTCAGAGTAGGGAGTAAGCATCCGCCAACTCCTAACTCCTAACTTCTAACTCCTAACTCTTAACTGAGCGTTACGGTCAGACTGTCAAATATGCTCAGGCTTCTAGCCTTTCCGCATACCACATCGTTAGCCTTTTGCGTCCGTCCTACACTGGCGATGGTCACAGCCGTTGGTAGGGCTGTCTGCCCTTGGAAGGCTGCAATCCATTTTTCCGTGTAAATCAATGGCTGTGCTCTCATCACGTTTCTGTTGCCCACTACAGGCGAAATGATGCTGATAGTCGCCACGATAGGCACGAATACCGTTGTACCGTTAATGATAGGCTGCTCATAACTGTAGGTTATGCTAGCCTGTGGCTGCACGTTGCCGTTCACGCAATAAGGTCTGCAAAGCTTCTCATTGTAAGTAGCTAAGACTGAAACTTGGTTGGCTACCAATGCTGTAGTAGCCAATCCCACTGGAGAAATCTTGTTCATACCACTACGCTTCTGTTTCATTCTTTACTCTTTTTTACTGATAGCCACCTGCTACACCTGCGCCACATCCGCAACCGCCATTCATCAGATTGGCTAAGTAGATGTTCTGCTGCAACTGAGAGTTCTTAAACTTCAAGTCCTGAATCTCGTTGGCTTGCTCCTGGCTCCAATGTCCATTCAACGTGTCAATGATACGCTGAGTGTTTGAATTGCCAGCATTGATGATGTCACAAGTCTGTCGCTGAGTCTCATAGGCAACATTGCTGAAACCACGCTCAACACCAGTGTTAATGTAGTCAAAGCCACGCTGCATCGCTGATGTCAAGTCACAGAAACCCTTCTGTGTAGAATACTGGATGTCCTTCTGACCCAACTGATTTTCGTAACCCATCTTGATGATGTTCTGCTGCGTCTGGCAGCAGCAATCCTTAAGCGCAATTGTCATCTGCAAGTCACCCTGCGAAATGGCGTTGATTACTCGCTCTGCCGAGAATCCTACCTGACCACCAAGCTGCTGGATGCCAGCCTGGATGCCACAGATAGAGTTCTGCAAGGCGTTGAAGTCACAGTTCAGGCTGTTTGCCAACATCTTAAGGTCGTTGCCGTTACCCTGGATGGCACCCATCAGCAAGTTGCTGTTCTGGTTGTCTGCCATCTGGTTGCGCAAACTCTCGATTTGACCCTGAATCTCCGCACGCTGCACGTCTGCGCCATTGTCACGATTGTTCCAGTCTGCACCATACATATAGCGCATCATGCCCATCATCATCATATAGGCAAACGGATTGTTCCACATGTCGGCATCGTCACGGTCTCGCATCATAGCTGCCATTGCCAAAGGATTGTTGTCACGATTTGCCATCGCTCCAAGCAAACCACCCATCATTGCATCGTTGCAACAAGAGGTAGTCTTAATTACTTCTTCTGCCATAATTCCTAAAGTAATAAAAGTTGTACATTTTGTTTATACTCACACATGTAATCGATTACGGCAGCAAAGTTATCCCAAAATATCTACATATTTTATAACTCTGTCAAACATTCTTTTAGTGGCTGATTTACAAAGATTTAAGATGACATAGACCCATATCAAAAAAGAGAAGCCTCATCAGCTTCTCTTCTTTATATTAAGTTCCCATTATAATTTTTACTATTTTATATACGATAACAAACACTATCATAAGTAGAATTAGTATTTTCAACCATTTAGGATCATCATCCATATATCCATTCTTCATCATATATAAGAAAGTTATGATATACAGAACCGTTCCTAGTTTTACAAGAAATATCAAAATGTCCATAGCTATTTTCTTTTCAGTCTTTTCTTGATAAACTCCTTAACATCCCATTTCTTAAAGAAATGAGAATGGTCCCCAGCGTTCCCCACGCTCTCCAGTTCCCCATCAGCGATAGCCCTTCTTAGGGTAGATTCGCTGATATGCGCCTCCTTCTTAACCTGCCCGGCAGTCATATAAGGATTCAACATATAAGGAATCTGCTCGCACAGATTATCCAGATCCTCATCGCTCATACCGCAAGCCGTAACCTTCTCTCCATTCTTCTGCTGTTCTGCTGCCTTAAAGCAAGCATCACTCAGCGACTTCAAAGCCGTGCCGAGTATCTTATAACTTAGTATCTTTCCCATATTTATGTGCAAATTTTACGTCCTAGTTTCGTTTCATTAACAAACATTTTAGCAAAGCTATACAAATAGAATATAGCTATCACGACCATGACCGTAAAGCAGGAATCCACCATATCATTAGTTGTGTACCAACTCCACTCTACAATATGAGCCGCATTGATGCCTAAGAAGTACATAAATGGAATGCGATACCGCTGGCACAAGAAGAAAAATCTACTTGCCAGTATCGTCACCATCGGCAGAATATAGACCATGAAATAAATAAAGATATAGCAAGGCATATTCTCGTTGTGTGGAATAAACATCTCACGGGGATGCTTAGAGAACTCCCATATTCCATAAGCGTGAAAGCACATAATAATGATAGGCACATACTTGCAGAACCAGCGGAAGAACTTCAATATTCTTCTGCTATACCGATTACCATGCTTCTTAAGCATATCCATCAGCTCGGTAACATCTACGTCCTTTATCAACCGTTGGAATTCGGCTTCTTGTTCTTGTGTCATAAAACCTCCCTTTGTTAGTTATTGATTACAATTATAGTTCTTAAAGTAAGAATTTGGTGCAAAATTACAACTTTCTGCGCATTTTTATTCATTTCGGACAACATTTTGTAGTTAAACTTTGCTAAAGTAACAATCCGTAAGCAAATTATTTTTGAAAGGCCTCCGATCATACAGATTGTAGCTCATTTGTTATGTACATCTGTGAGAATATTGATTGACCTATAATATAATAAGGTGTAGCTCTATCAAGAGTTACACCTTATTATATTATATCCACTTGATGACTGTATCACCATGATAACCTTTCTTCCAAACGAACCAAGCATAGTTAACAGCACTGCCTCCTCCGTCCTTCATTCTCTGAAACTCCCCATTCTTGGCGCAAAGCACTCTTCGTGAGAATAGAAATACGTACTGAGGAGGATGCTTGCTGAATAGCTCATCATATCTCTTTTGTCCTTCAAGAAAGGTAGTCTTCAAGAACATGATGCAAAGCCCTTCATCCGGAAGGAGTTCCAAGCTGTGCTTGATGAAATCCAGGGCATACTTGTATGGCGGATTGGTAAGGATGCAAGCACATTCGTTCGGAAGTTCGGTGGATTCCAAGAAATCTCTTACCTTCCCATAGCCTCTGTCCACAAGGTCGGTGGAGATTACTTCATGCCCGAAGTCCATCAGTCGGTCAGATAAGCACCCTGTACCACAAGCACACTCCCAAATCTTACGAGGAAGTTGTATAACTGTCACCAATTTATCAATGGCGATAGGGTCAGTAGCGTAAAAGTCATTACTCTCACGCTCCTTGTCCGTGTGGTTGGATGCTCCCAAGGTCACGAACATACTCTTTCTATTTCCTGTCCAATCCTTCATAGTCTATTCTCCCAACATTGAGTCTACCATGCCTTCAATGGCTTCATCTGTCATACTCTCCTTGATGGAGGTATCACCGCCAATCGATTTCATCAACATGCCTATCCAAGGATTATCACTTTCCATGGTGGAATGTATCTGCTCCTTGTAGGCGGCATAAAGCTCGCCCGATTCCTTGAACTCCAAAAGAACCGTGCGCAAGGCTTTCACAACGTAGTTATCCATCAGCAAGGGATTGTCCCTTGCCGATGAAAGTTTGGTCAGAAGCACTGCCAGTGCTTCATGTAATTGTTTCTTCTTCATATTGTCTTATTTCTTAATTTACAAAGTCTAGTCTTCTGTTTACTATCCTATCCGTTAGTCACTAGTTTGCTCCACACCTCCAATATTTATTGAAGAAAAATTGCATTCTGATTTCAACTTCTTGATAGCAGCCTTGGCAGCTTCACTAGGAGTATAAGCAGATAATGTCCAAATCAATATGCTTTTTGCAGAATCTTTGTTAGCCGTAAGATTTGACATATCTACCAACATGTTATTAATGGCATCATTGTTATCAAAAGAAACTCCTGAGCCTAAATCTAGCATATTTCCTGACACTCTGGAATTTGGTGCCCATGATGTAATAGTTCCACTAATTTGTTTCAAACTAGCAGGAAGTACTGAAGGATTGTCTATTACCGTTCCTTTATATTCCTCCAGCTTAACCATTTTCTTCAAGAGTTCGTCTGAGAAAATAACCCAAGTAGCATCTACAACGTCTTCTGGATGAGCAAGTTCATCAATGGTAAATACTTCTTTACTTACATTTCTAATCTTATACAAGTGAATATATTTGAAATCACTCGGACTATTGTACGGGGTAACGAAAATACCATTATAGTTTGGGAAATAGTATTTCCCCTTGATGGTAATAGTTGTTACTCCAGTATTAGGGAACTTGATAGCATAATCTGAAATAGTCTCATTTTGAATATCTGCAAATCTAAGTGTAGTGTACTTTTTACCATTCGTTTCATCATTACGCTGGAAGTAAGCACCATTATCCAAGGTTGCCTCGAAATCTCCTCCTATGCTTTTTACAAAAGCTATCATTTTCATAGAAATATAGGAAAACAAAGTTTCCTTGGATTCTTTTGACACAATGAATTTAAATTCATTCAGTTTCGGAAGATTATCATTATCTACCGAACCATAAAGTTTAGATATTAAACACTTTACCATATTATTTATTTTTTTAATTATGTTAATGAATTAATTAAATTATCAACCAAAGGAAGTCGCTCCTCTAACCATTTCTTTACACGATATATACTATCATAATGTCCAAGATAGAATGGTCTTTCTGAATAGTATTTTGTTACAGGAGACACGTTGGTGCAATCCTTAATAACCTTAAATGCAAGATGCTCGAATACAACATAACTACCAGCAGTATAAGTTGTATCTTTATTCCATACCTTCTGACCAGAAGCTGTGATTCCTGCATCAGTATATGTACATGGAGTATAGTATTCTGTGTTTATGTTACTATCCCTATGACAAGGAGATTGTTTCCATCTATCATACTCCTGCTTAAAATCATCAGTTCCAATTCTAGAACACCAATCAGTAAGAAGGTTAATGATGTTGTCAGCAGTAAGTATAGACTTTCTGAGTTCAGAATATCTTTTCTTCAACTCTGTTGCAAAATACTTATATACCCAATATGTTCCACCATATCCCTTTTTGTTTCCCATCAAGCTGATTGGCTCCATAAAATTATCTTTTGGTGAGAAGCTGAAAATTCCATCAAAGAAATCTCCAAACACACCATCCAGATCATAAGGATATACACCAAATCTTACTCCATTCCAAGAACCAATTTGCCAATTCTTACCGAATCCATCATAGTTAGCTATAACGTTTGAGAAACAAAGATAATCAATAATGCCATCTACATCATATCTGTTATCAATTTCCTTCCTTATATCATCTTTGGTCTTGCTGCCAGCTTCTATTTGTGCTTCTACTTCAGTAAGTTCTGTATCATATTTACTTAGGGCAATGATATACTTTTTTACTTGAAATGATAGTTTCATATTCTTATTGGAAGCATCATAACTTTCAGATGTATCATCTATAAGCTCCTGCACTTTGTTTTTGTCTGCATCATATTTACTACCATCCATACAGATAAGAGACTTTGGGTTTCTTATCTCAAATCCCTGCTCACTCATCGGATTCCATGCAGTACTTGGCAATGTGCCATTTGCAGAAAATAGGTTTTGTCTAATAAAACCATCTAAGTGTATATTCTCAGCTTTATCCTTTGACATTTTCATATTGTCACGATGTTTCTTTAATTGCCAAGAAAAAACACCTAAGAACTCTCCTTTGAAATAGACTATGCAAGGAAATCCATCAGGAAAAGTTCTTGCTTCATCACCAAAGTCATAAGCTATTTCGGCATTTTGATTTATGCCATAAGATGCAGATGTGGAATCTTTATAATATCTCTTATAAGCCCTGTCATTATGCAATCCACGACTTTTTGATATTTCATCAAACAATTTATAGCAAACAACTCCTGCACCTCTAAAGGCATCAGTATAATATGCCTTAAAATGAAAACTGTCTTGTGATACCCAATTACCGATTTTTACTTTGCAGGTATCATCACCAATCCATTCATCATTGCATATATCTACTGCAAAATTCTTCTTTGCCAAATAGAGTGAACTACTTCCTTGCGCATTGAGAATTACACGTTTCTTAAAGTATATGCCTTCTAATGTCCATACTTCCATCCATGCCTGTAGATTCTGGGTTTTAGATGTTGGCATGCTTGTCACTCCAGAAATGTTGACTATAGCCTTTCTAGGTTGATTTGGTATTCTTATATAACCCTCATCACTCATATCACAAGCGTTGATGTTATATCCTTTACTCTTTAAGTATTGGATGAAATCATTTCCATCTTCAATATGAAGACTGGCAACACGCATTTTTTTCTCAACCTTTGTACCATCTTTTTCACGATAACCAAGAATTTTATCATTAGAATCAGTTATTAATTCCATGCGTTCCTCTTGGTCTTCAATGGATTTTTTTGAATTTGCTACATCTTCATTGATAAGTGTTTTACCTACCTCCTTATTAACCTTTGTATCAAACGTTTCTGATTTCAAGTCATGCACATAATGGCTTCCATCATTGTATGTAGCAGAAAGAATCCTTCCATCTGCATCTTTTTCTACTGCAAGATACTCAGGATTCTCCTGCATAGAGAAAATATCAAGAAGTTCTTGAAGACTTGCATTAATAGTATCTACCTTTTCTCGTAAAGAATGGATAACTTGCTTCAAGGCATTGACAGCATGGATTTCACCAATGATTTCTCCGTCTCTTCTTATACCAAGAACTACCTTATCATCTGCATCATGCCAGACTGCGAAGAACTCTTCATTCTGCTCAACGTGATACATTTCATTGAGAGGATAATATGGTTTGCCAATTGCTCTGTAGAAACCAAACAGAACTCTATCCTCTGAATCTACTATAGCCCAGATAAACTCTTCATTCGAGATTACTCTAAATGGAGTATCTTGAACATTGCCTTCCTCATCCTTAATCTCTGTATTCTCGGCCAAGTCATCGATACGTTTGCCTGCATTATAGGCAGCGAGAGCATTGGCCACGATAATCCATTTGTCCGTGTTGATAGCATATACCTTGCCATCATCACGCTCCTCTGCTGGCGGATAGCCAACATTATTATCGGCAATACTCTGGAAGGTACTGCCGTACATAGTCACCTGGTTGTCCCGAAAGTATGATACTTCGGCATCATACTCTCCTCTACACACAGGCAAGCTACCAATAATTGTTTGAATTTCTGCCATATTATTACTATTTTAATCTAATTGATGATTCATTATAATCTTACCTGTCGTCCTGTCTTGCGTACAAGAAGTTATTCGACTAGTATCACTTGTCGTTCCAATGATACGCCCGGTATCTCTGTCAAAGGAAAGAGAGAAAACATTTCTCTTCAAGTCAGTTCTCACTTGGCTGATTTCCTCATGAAGATACTTTATCTGAGCATTGATAGAAGAAATCTCACGCCCAGCATTTTCCTCCATCTTGGCAAACTTGGGCGTACCATCCCACTGAATACCTGCAAGGAATACATCATTCTTATCCACCATGGCAAAGATAAACTCTTCGTTCACGATGTATTTGAATGGAGTCTTCTCCAAATTTCCTTCTTCATCCTGGATGGCATTCAGCTTGTTAAGAATAGCCTGGTATTCCTGAAAATGCTCATCGTAGGTATCTTCCGCAAAAGAAGTGATATGGTCTTTCGCAACACTACGAATGGCATTACCTATATAGCCTATTGCCGGATTTAATGTTTCTGCCATAATCGAAATTTCATTTTGTTTAACCTGCCAGTACCCTCAAAGTGGTTCCGCTCATATAAACGCCACCACTCTTATACATGTAGTAGTCCTTGCCATTAATCACTACAGAAGAAGTCTCCATCACGAAAGGAGCACCACCCATCGTGAAGTTATTGAGCTTCGGAAGCGTCTTAGGCGCAAGGATGATGAAGTTAACATCGTCCTTTGCCGAAGTCTTTGCGTAAGTTCCACTTGCAGACAAACGAGGCGAAAGCTTATTGGCTGCAATAGCTATGTCCGTTTCCGTTGTACCGAAGCCGTAGTAGATAGGCAACACCATTGTCACTTTACTCGATGCCGACTTAACGAGGTCGCCATGCTTAGCAGTAAGGATGATTTGCGTTTCTCCTTCCTTATTCACCTTGATAGTAACTGTATCTGCTTGCTTTACATCAATACTAACAAGAGAACCATCAACAGACAGAGCCAATGCTGTAGGCGTGACTGGCGAACCTTTGCGCTTGATAGAGTAAGTAGCTTTGATGCTTTGCTCACTACCAGTATATTCTAGCAAAGGCTTGTCAAGGGATAAAGACACCTCTAGCGGAAAGACCATATTTTGCAGCTCTGTAAGATTATCCGTAACAACCTTCTGGCTCATAACCTTATCTGTAGCCGTCCCTGTTTCCTGAACAACAGAAACTTTATCAAACTTCTTGGCAAGTTCCGTGTTCATCGTTTCCTTATCAGCTTTCTTTGCTAAAGCCTCATCCACATCGGTCGTATTAGCCTTGCGATTGATGGCATCCGTAATCGCCTTCTGGCTCATAAGCATAGTTGTGCTAGCCCCCAATTCCTGAGCAACGGAAATAAGACTCTGCACTGTCCAAGATTTACCGTCCTCGGTCAGCAGCACATTGATGCCCTGGGCTACATTTTGATTTCCGAAGTTAGCATATTTTCCACCTTGCAGCGCAAAATAAAACATCTTTGCAGCCGTAGTATCAGGCACGGTGTCAGTAGTAGCCACCCCCATATAGGTAGCACCCTTGATGGTCTTGAAATGTTCGATGATATTGGTGATAAGCTCATCCCAGTAGCTATCCCTCTGAGCGTTCACGCACCAAGTTCCTCTGTCCGCATTCCAGTAATGCGCCCAACCATCAATAGCCACATAGTCACCTTCCACGCCTCCCGAAGGAAACTTCTGGTTCACCTCGTAGATACTGCCAAACTCCCCCTTGTAGTGAGGACTTGTTTTGTCTATATCATTAGCCATATCTTGTTAAATTTGTGATAATTGGTTATACTTCTCGCCCAGTTCACTCTCCTTCTTACTTATCAAGAAGATTGAGATGGCACGATAGATGAGATACTTCTTACACTCGTCAGTCAGGGCTAGGATGATTTTCTGGTCTGTCACCGTTTTCCCATCCTTTTCAAGCACATCCTCCACCTTTTGATAAGGAAGGTATGTGAATAGCTCCACTTCATGGTCATACACCTTGTTTGTAGGCATATCATGGTTAGCAGAATACCTTCCGGCAGTCCAGTACATCAGTACTCGCTTTCCTGTAGTAGGCGAAACGGTTATCATGCCCTTCGGCTTCTGCGGTGTCCCCCTAGTCCATCGAGAGGCTTGCATCTGAGCCTCCTTGCTTCCTGGGTCCATCAATGCCACCAACGAGGAAGACCAACTTTTCAGCCTCAGCTCCACCAGCCTCAGCCAATCATCAGGTATCACAAGGCTACCATGCCCATCAGTGTATTGTGTCTGAATGGCATCATAATCTTGCTTACCGCTTTCATTTAGCGATGCCACTACCCTCTTGGGCTGTAGCATCTGCGGTGGTGCTTGCAGCAAAAGCTGCTGTGCGGCAGTCTCGATAGCTTGTTTCATTTCCTCGTCCGAATCATCGGCAAAGACATCGTTCAGCTCGTCATGCTTCACCTCGTCCAACGCAAGCCGCATTTCCTTTACAAGGTCACTCATCAATGCTTCCATAGGCACTATTAACTATAAACTATAACTAAAAAACTATTTCAACCCCAAACTCCTTAGCCTTCTCCTTCACCTGCTCAGGTGATTTCAGTTTCCTTACATCCACCTTGAAGGACTTCTGGAGATAGTTCTTAGCCTTGGTGATATTCTCGAAGCGAAGGGCGTTATCGTCCATCAAGTCCATCGCCTTCCCTATTACCTCATCAAGAGCTTTCTTTGGCTCAGGTTCAGGTTCGCTCTCATCCTTGATGCGTCCAGCCTTCGTTAACGGATGCTTTCTGATGCAGTCTGCCACCTGCTTATTGTCCGTGAGGTAAGAATAAGCATTGTTGCTGCACCTCTCAAACTCCACGCTCTTCACAAGTCCGCTAGGCAGAGTCACCACAAAGATGAGCATACTGTTTGCTACAAATCTATACATATCTTTTGTGTTTATGGGTGAAGGGATAGCGAAGCCTAGTCCGAGGGCTATTGTTCCCATCTAGAGCCTCAACTATCCCCGAGTTTTGATATATGTTAGAAAACTATCAGTTCTCTTTACGATGATTAAGCAGCCTCCTGAATCTGCTCATCGGTCACACCGTTCTCAGTGAAGGTAGGACGAGATACACGAGCATGGGCATCTGGGAAGGTAAGTACCCAACAGCTATACTCCTCCATTACCACACCTGCGGTATTGCGAATCAGCAAGTCCTTGGCATTAAACTCATTTCGTGACCAAGTACCAAATACATACTTGTCGAGATAACGAGCATCCAAACAGAAGGCTCTACCATCCATGCCCCAACTATTGAAGGCATCGTGGCGATAAATGAGAATTTTAGTTCCCATGCTCTCGAACTTCTCAAAGTCGAGTTTCCATCCCTGGTAGTCCTTTTCGGTCTGTGTAATGATGCGCTTGTTAGAGCGAAGGTTAGCAAATGCCTGATAAATCAAGTTGTCCACGAAGAGCAACTTGGTACGGCTAGAGTTACCTGCACCCTTCAACATAGCAGCAATAAATGAGGTCAGCTCCTTCTCACTAATCACATATTCATATACCTGCTTCTTCACTACCTCAGTACCGCCATCATCACCCTTTGGAACGGTCACATCTGCGGTTACAGGCACAAGAGTGCCATCGGCTTGTCTAAACATCTTTGGCTCCCAGTGTCCAATCTGCAAATCCTTACCAGCTTCCCAGAAGATGCCACCCATGGTATAGACAAGACCTACATCCTTGCCACCATTCGACATAGAACGATAGCCAAACAGTCCGCTCAGCTCCTGGCCTTGGCGCATATCGTCCATAGCCATCTTCTCCTGACGTGTGAAGTCCCACTGCACCTGGGTCTTGCTCATACGGTCGATAAGAGACTCCTCCACCTGCATGATGAATCGCTGGCAATACTGGAAGCTCTTGTCTGGCATAGAGTAGTAGCTACCAGTCTCTACCTCTTTTTCACCAGCAGCTCGTCCCAGTCGCATTACTACAGTACCAGCCTCAATATCTTCAGGAATGTCCCGGTTACCACGACTGGCGTTTTTCTTTCCATTCAGCGCATAGCATGTAGGGTTTCCATCGTTATCTACCTCTGTTACACGCAGCTGCAAAGGAATCATCGTGCTTCGGTCAGTACCGTTGTCCTGATAGCCAAGACAGCTTTTAATCATAATGATGTCACCAGTACCAAACACTGTCGCATTTTCCACCGTTAGCTTTACAGAGCCACCGTTTGTAGTTTTACTTAACTTCGCTGCAAGTTTTGTTTTGATTGGTCGCTGACCGATGGAATAGTACTCAATGCGGTTACTGTCCACAGGAGTCATTCGCTTCGAGGCTCGAAGAATCTGGTCGATTGGGCAACTCTCCAGCTTCATTTCCACCACGGTAGGGTTCACATGAGCCACATAGTAGTCCCAGTTGTTCATCTTCTCCTGCTGCTCTTGGCTTCCACCCTGCCACTTTGGACCCGTGCCACCTACACCTGGTCCATCCGTTGGACCTGTAGGACCACCGCCACCTTCACCTGCTGAAATATTAGGAGGAGTTTCTGCCATAGCATAAGAGCAGCCACCACTCAGAATCATGACGAAAATCGCCATCATGAATCCAAACCATTTCTTAAACTGTTTCATAATCTACAATTTTTTAAACTATTAATTATTAACTATAAATTCTTAATTGATAAGAGCTACATTCCAACCATCTTGCTGTACACCTGTTCGGTTCGGCTCTTCTCCTTTGGAAGAGAAGGAGCACCACCGCCACCATTGATGTTGATGTTCCGCTTGCCACCCTGTCTTCCATCATGTAGCTGCTTCTGCTGGTCGATTTTCTCGTTCTTGCCACGCTTATAGCCACGTTCCTCGGCATCAGCCACAGCCTTGTCGAAGTCTTTTATTTGGAAGAGTCGCAAGAAGTCAGCCTTCTTCAATTCATAGCGAGCTGCACGCCATACGAATCCATCATCATCGTGGTCTTCGCCATCATCGCTACGCTTATACATCCACTCTATCAAGTCCTTGATAGCCTCGGGCTTAATCTTGGCTTCCTTCATGGCAGCATCAAGCTCCTTATCCTCTTGCTTCATGTTGGCTGCAAGAGTCTCCTTGCCCTTGGCTAGCTTCTCGCTCGCATCGAGTTTTTCCTTCTCGCTAGTCTTCAAGCGTTTCCTAGCCTCCTCGTCACCATTGATGGCTTCGATGTAGTCTTGTCCTAGCTCGTCTATCAAGTAGTCGATAAGGTTGAAGTCGCCACCATCGGCATTTTTCTTTGTAATGAGACCTGTCACCAGCCCAGGCGCATGAGGATTTTCTTTCAGCATATTGTTGAAGTCGTCCATCCTTTTCTTGCTTTGGTCGTACTGGTCGTAATCGGTCGCAATTTGGTTATAAACAGCCTCATCATCGTCCATATTCAGGTCGGGATAACGCTGAGCAAGACGCTCTCTGAAAGAATCTCGCTTTGATTTAACATTCTGATTATCAATCGTTTCTTTTGCCATAAACGTTCATTTTTAATATTTGTGTGCTAAATTAAGCAAAATTTCGCATTACTTTGTGATAAGTTCTGCATCTTGATGAATTAATTTTGTTGGCATGAAACATCTAAATTCCATATCCGAAATTTACCTTAAAAGAGACCAGGAAATGTTTCTGCTCTTTCGTAAGGCCAAGAGGATGGTAGAATATCCTACCACCATGGCTAAGATATGCGATTACATCGCCAAGATGCCAGCCTCTTGTTATTATCTCGCTGATAGCACAGCCTATCGGTATGTTTGCAAGCGCATCAAGGGGGAAAAGCCTAAGTTCGGCAAATACCAAGCCATGAAGGAAAAGCTCTTCGAAGCCTTCTATCAGGATTTCTTGCGCCTCCGTCAGATGGAACAATACAAGGAATACAACACCAAGCATCTTGTGTATGTGTGCCTAGACCTTCCTGCGCCCAACATGGGGATGGCACCTCGCTACATACAGATGAAAATCAGCAATTATTTCCGCAATAAGAAAACATCATTCATCACTCGATAAAACTTTCATTCATCATGCGTACATTATATATAACTCTCATCATCATCATCCTGATGGCTTTCATCATTCCGCTGCACGCCAACATGGCTGTATCGCCATCAACCCCAATATACTCCCATTTCGTTTACATGTTCGGTCATGCCAACTTCATCCATTGGGCTGTCAACGCCTGGTGCCTCCTCATGGTTCATCGTCAGTTTCGCCTCCATCGTGTTCTGGCTTCATGGCTTGCCTCCGTTGGTCTCTCCTTCCTTTATTATCCGTCCCTCCCGGTCTTGGGCGCATCGGTCATTATATCATTCTTCATGGGTTTCACTGCTCCATGGCTCTACAGGCGAAAACGCTTAGCCTTCTGGCAGATGCTCATCCTCCTAGTGATTGGATGCCTGCTCCCTCACATTGCTGGCATCTATCACCTCATCCTCTTTGCCATCGGATTCATCTATGCCAAGGCAGAAGGATTCATTCGCAAATCTCAAAAACTCAACATTTAACATTCAACACTTAACATTATTATATATAACGGATGCCAGTAGCAAAATCCACATTAAAGGTACGACCTCAGCAGCAACTGTCCGATAAGAAACTCAAAGAGATTCTAGAGGAAGATAAGAGAAGGCTCACAAGCCTCCTCGCTACTTATCGTCCCATTACAGGAGAGAATGCCCCTGGTCTTCGCTTCGAGTGCGTCATCACAGATTTCCTGAATGGAAAGAAACTTTGGCTTCCTGTAGAAATGTTGAAGGAAAAGAAGTTCTGCGCCATCATCAAGTGCGGTTCCATCCAAGCCTTCTGCGAGAAGTATATGGCAGACCTGGATCAAGAAAAGGCTCGCGATGCAGTATTCCGCTATCTCATCCGTCTCCGCTGCAAGCACGACTTCTATTTCTTCGCCTACGCCTATGCCCGAATCAAGAACAAGGATGGTGGCGATGATATACCTTTCCTTCTCAACCATGCACAGATAGGTCTCACCAAGGATTTCGAACGGCAACGCCTTCATAGTGAGCTGCACAGTATTTTGATTATCCTCTTGAAGTGTCGCCAATGGGGAGGTTCTACTGATACCGAGGTTTACATGTTCTGGATTCAGATGTTCTGGAAGACCAACTGGAATAGCAACATCATCGGTCACCAGTCTTCATCTGCTACCCAGGTGTTCGATATGTACGAGAAATTGGCAAATGCCATCCCTACATGGCTCTACTATGAGATTGGAGAGACTTTCAAGGATGATTCTCGCAAGCTCCGCACATCAAGCACTCAGAACAATATCAAGTACCTCATCCCTCGCTCCTGCAAGATACAGACCGGTTCGGCTCGTAACCCTGAGTCCTGCCGTTCTGCCGATGCAGCTATGGCTCACATCACCGAGGAAGCCTTTTTCCCTAACACTACAGAGTGGACTCCACAGAAGGTTGTCAATGCCGCAATCTCGCCTATCAATGTTACGAGACCTTACACCTTCATCGTGCGAGAGTCTACCCCTAACGGGCGTGAAAATGAGTTTCATGATGAATGGGTGCGTGCCAACTCTTTCGACAAGGACGGCAATCGCCTTTCCATCTATACCCCTTACTTCGTTCCATGGTTCCACATCGAGAAGTATATCCTTCCTTTCAAGTCTGAGCAAGAAAAGATTGATTTCGTTCTTTGGCTCTACAAGAATCGTGAGGATGAGCAATATCATGGCTCTTACTTCTGGTGGCTTTGGGAAATCAAGGGTGCAACCCTCGAAGGCATCCATTGGTATGTGAATGAGTGCAAGAAGTACAGCGACTTGGATGGCATGCGCCAGGAATATCCTTCCGATGACGTGGAAGCCTTCCTCTTCTCTGGTACTACTGTTTTCGACCCTTACAAGTTGAAGGAGATGGAAGAGGACTGCAAGGGTATCGAGCCTATCATGGTGGGCGACATCGAGGGAGATTCCTACGATGCAGCCGACCCTGCTTGCATGAACAACATCCGCTTTGTAGAACGTTCCGGTGGACCTCTCAAAGTTTGGGCTGGCCCCGACAACTCCGAGATTGTCAAGCATCGCTATGTTGTGTCCTGCGATATTGGTGGCTCTCACAAGACTTCCGATTTCTCCGACATCGTGGTGCTCGACCGCTACGATGAAATCTATGGTGGTGTTCCCGAGATTGTAGCCGAATGGCATGGTCACTGCGATGCCGACCAACTCGCCATGCGTTGCGCCCAGATTGCTCATTTCTTTAATGATGCCTTCCTGGTTATCGAGAACAATACCGCTTACTCTCGTATGAACAATACCGAGGGCAACCAGTCTGAGCTGTTCTTCCCTATCCTCATCCCTCTCTACAGTAATCTGTATAGTGCGTCACAGTCCAAGTTGAAGAAGGTGAAGAACATTGAGACCAAATGGGGATTCAATACTAACAAGGCTACCAAGGTGGCAGTAGTGAAGACCATGGCACGCATCATCCGAGACGGTGGCTATATGGAGCGAGAACTTGCAGCCATTGATGAATGCACCTACTTCCTCTATTACAAGCAGAACGACTGCTATGGTGCCATTGCTGGCAAGCACGATGACCGTGTGATGGCTAGAGCTATCGCCCTCTACGTAGAGAAGGATATGCCAGCACCTGAAATCGTTCCATTCCGTTCAAAGGCAGAGATAGAGCGAGAACGCCTCCGCAACCGCCCACCTGTAGTAGCCGAGCTGTCAGGCATAGGTGGTGGCAGCTAGCCTCTATCCTGCCAGCAGCATAAGCCACCCCTTGTATAGCCACCGTTCCAGGCGATTCCATCGCCTGTCCATATAAGTTAACAATTAAAAGTAAAAAGAAAAATGAAACAAAGTTATTCAAACCTGCTGCGTAAGATGCTCATAACCATCTACCAGCCTATTGTTACTCGTATCGAACTCTTCCGCTCCACTCGTATGTGGCAGAAGGGAGTGAAAGCCACCCTTGCTAAGTACAAGGAAGGTGGTGCGCCTCGCTTCTACATGCTCTACGACCAGTCTCACAAGGATTGGGCGATTATGACCTACGACCCCAATCGCAAGGGTATGCTCGCCTACCGTCGCCTGGTGCAGCTTGGCAAGTGGAAGGCTACACGCCACTTCAAGAACGTTGAAGACATCAAGGCTGCATCCTTCTACTACACACCTTCCAAGTGGGGAGCAATCGGCTGCGATGCCGACAACAAGGTTAGAGCCAAGAAGTTGAAGCAGTGGCAAGACTATTACATGTATCGTGTTTCCGTTCCGATGGAAAAGCTACGCTCCTACAAGAAGAAATATGGTATCTCCTAAGCTCTCACAAAACAAAAGGAAGAGAAAGCCATCACGGTCTCCTCTTCCTTATCTTTTTACCTTTAAACTAAAACCTAAAAACAATCTACTAACTAAAAACTTAAGAGTTTATTATGATTCTAAGAACTTTCCTTTTATGTGCCCGATGATGGCAAAGTTGCCAAGTCATTTACACCATCGCTTGCATCTTTCAGGTGTGTTGCTGGCGTACCTGTTTGCTGTTGTCCAGCTCCTGCTGTAGGCATTTCGCCATTCGCTTGCTGCTGCGCTTGCATCGCCTGTAGCTTCTCTAGCTGTTCCTTGAAGTACTTCTTCATTCGGCTTGTACCAGGGAATTGTCCTACGGTCAGCATCGTATATGGGTCCATCTTACCGCTAACCATCATCTGCCAAGCCATATCGTTATTAGCATTTCTGATTAGTGGACTGTAAGCGTCCAAGTCGATGGAAACATCTAAATCCATATCCCTCATGGTCTCTGGATTGAAATGTGTCTCGAAATCGTCCCCTGTCAGTTTCACGCTGTCCGCTGAGGTGCAAAATTCCTGAATGAGGTACAGCTTTTTCTTGGCGATTCTCACCTTGAAGTTATTGAAGCTCTCCACGAAGTCCTGTATCGTGGTGGATGAACTTTCCCTTTCCAGTTGGTATTGCTTACCGCTAGTGTTGCGATGAACGCCTTGCAGAGCACCCTGCACGCCTGTACCCTCACTTGCCATGGTCTTGGCGAAGTTAACCATGAAGTCAACTCCTGCCGGAATACTCTTGTTGACCAAATTCTGCGGTGGCTTGCCTCCATTCTTGGAGTTCCATAAGATAAAGCCATCTGTTTTGGTATAGTTCACTTGCATTTCATCGATGCTTTGTTTCTCGCTCAGAGCATTCTCATCCACAAGCATCGTACCCTTGGCACCATTCGCTACAATGAAGTTTATCATCATCATATAGTGGTTCAAGGTGCGTTGATTATTCTCGGCACGCATCGAAAAACTTCTTACCTCGCCATTCAGGCAAGGATATGCCACGAAGGTATATGGCATGATGGAAGTTCTGAAACCGTCTCTCAATACATAATAAGGCGATTCCCTAGCATCCAGCAGATAGCCATTCGGAGTTAGGTATCTTCTGTACCAATAGGTCTCAACCTCATCCTTCATTTCGATGGTCTTAAGCTCTGATGAGTCCACATAATAGATAGGCTCACCGTTCTCATCGAGCACAGGCAGACCGTTCTCGTCCTTCATGATGTTGGCTTCCTCTAGCTTCCGCTTCTTCTCCTCGTAGAAAACTCGTTGGTCAGGAGAGGCATATCCGCTAGTTCCTGCATCCCAGTCATGCACCCAGATGGCTGGTCTAGTCTCCTTAGTCCATATCTCCAATACCCGGTACTTACCGATTACCGAAGAATGGGTGAAATCGTCTATCCCGGCATACTGCGCTTCACCATTCGGGTGATAAGTCTGTTCTGGAGCGAAATGATGCTGTGTCTGTAGATATATCTCGCTCAGTTTGTCCACCTCAGCCTTGCTTCCATCGGTGAAGGTGGCGATTATCTCTCGCCAAGTCAAATCGTGAGCCTCAGCGATAAATTCTATGTCGCTCAGGTCATACTTGAAGAAAGGTGGCAACGCTATCTTAAAGATGTCCACCATGTAGTCAAATATAGCATTCTTTCCGTCCTTCCTGCCATAGTAGGTTTTCATGCCCACGAAGGCGAAGACACAGAAGGCATAAAACATTCTGGCATCTAGCTCCTGTCGGTCGTTCAAGTTGTCGTTCTGCCGAAGGTATTCATTGAAGAAATTGATATAGTCCTCCTCGTTGGGGTCTACGGCACTGCAAGAGGCTGTACTGCGCTGCTGGCGCACAAGTCCTACGAGAGAAAGCAGCTTGTCACCTATCACATCATATTCCAGTATAGGCATACCCTTCATTTCCATATACTGACGGATGCTTATCTTTCTGCCGTTCCACTCTATCAGTTCTTCCAGCTGTCTGCCCATCACGAAGTCCTGCGCTCGCTTCCACTTCTTTCTCAGCTCTGCGCCATCATAGAAGTATTGGCAAGCCCATTCTATCAGCCGAAGGTTGCTGTCCGTCTGGGCAAACCGCTCCCTGCTCACTCCCTCCAAGGAGTCAGGTCCAGGCTCGGCATAGTTCGAAATATCATTTATAACACGATTATCTGGCATAATTCTTAATTTTTCGTCAAAGATACCGCCTTTTTCTCACTTCTTAGTGATAAGTTGCGCAACTTAACATTACTTTCTCATATTTTCCCCTTATTTTTGTTCCGCAATTCTTTTAAATGTAGAATTTCTAATATATTAGATAGTATGAGTAAATCAATCAATGTTCACGAAGCCTGCATCATCACAAAGGATGATAAAGGCAACCTCTCCCTGGTAGGCAAGGCGAAAGAAGCCCTCACCACCTTGAAGAAGAATAAGGTTTCCGTCTGCATTCTTCTCTGTGACAACAAGAAGGAGGATGTAGAGAAGTTCCTTAACAATAATAACGTGCCCTTCGCCTCTCTCAATACCAAGGAGGAGACCGATAAAGATGGCAACACAAAGCATGTTGACCCACCAAAGGCAGATGTAACCATCATGCCAAGCTCCAAGGTTATCACCCTTCGAGACGATTGGCAGTGGTGCTTGGATGATATTGCTCACCGTCTTTGGGGCGAAAAGAAGAAAGAAGCTCCAAAGAGTGAACAGCAGAGCATGGACGAAGCCATGAAGCGTTACATCGATTGGGCAAAGCCAAAGAAGGCAGAAGACAACGGACCCACTCAGCTAGGTTAATCATCGCTCCAACATCTTCAAAATACGATTTTCATTTTTTATAAAAATATAATTTATTTGGAATTTAGAATTTTACGACTATCAAAAAGGGACTCGCTGTGAAGCAAGTCCCTTTTCTTTTTCTGAGTATCGAGTAAGCCCTCGTAGCTTTTATCATGCCGGACTACTCCATTCCGTTTAATGTTTCAATCAGCTCCTTTCTGGTCTTGCGAATCTCCACCATTTTGGCGGCATCGTTCTGACCATCCATTTGCTTCTTGGCTTTGTTCATCTTCTTCTTGGCAGCAGAGATAGCCTTTCTAGCTGCAAACAGTCGCTTGTTGGTCTTGCTGTTCTTGAAGGCGTTTGCCTTCGCCTTGTCAACATCCTTCAAGCGTAGATACTCATCGTAGGTCTCCATCGTTCCGTTCCATACAGCCTGTATTCTCCAGTCCTCTGTCACATCCTCCGATTTCGCCTTCATCAAGTATTTGTTTTCAGCCTTTTCCATCTCCTTCAAATCATCCTCCCCATTCAGATAGCTCTGCACCATGTCCAGTGCCTCCTTCTGGGTGAATGCCTTGTAGTCGCTCTGAGAGAGGAATTTCTTCATCTTCTGTCGCATCTTCTTCTTTTCGGTGATACTCTTAGCCTCATCGAAGCGTTCGCTAGCCACCTGCAATGAAGTAATGCCATCCTTCATTTCTGCACTCTCCAATGCCTTCACGCTACCGATGGCTGCTTTTATCTGCTCCTCTGGGTCAATGCCATTGCGCTCACAGCTCTGGTAGGTCATTACCACGCCTTCCATGTCACCGCTCAGGATGAAGTCCTTGAAGTAGCTCTGAGCCTTCCAAGGAGAGAATCCCTTTGAGGATGGGAAGAAGAAATCCACTGCCTTAAACTCCTTGTTCTCTTGGCTCGGAATCAAGAACGGTGCCCAGTAGAGCGCATCCTTGTAGAGCAGACCGATGGTCTTGCCATACTTTCTCTGTATCTCCTGGTCGGCATGGCTGGCTTGGAAGTCGCTCAGATAGTTTATATCGTCCAAGGTCATTCTCACCATTGGGTTTGCCTTGCCTATCATTCGCTGCACCATAGGACCAGGGAACTCTAGTTCTCCCTTATGGTTGAAGAGATATTCAGGCACCTCTCGGAACTGCTTACCATGTCGGATATACATTTCCGTTCCGTCCGCATATCTGCCCATAAAGATTTTACTCTGCTGTCCTAGGCTGTTTCCCCTCATCAGATAGTCATACCACTTCATGCCATCTGGATAAGCCAGTTCGTAAGGGCTACGATAGTTAGGGTTGGTCTTCCTCAACTCCTCAGCCTTCTTGCGCTCCTTCTCCTCGTCCAGGGCACGGAAGGCGGCATTGATGCCGTTGGCAATAGCCTCGTAGAACACCATGAAGCCCAATCCATAGCAGAGAAACGAAGAAATCTGTCTAGCCCTTCTGCCCTCGTCTTCTGGAGTAAGATTCTTATGATAGAGTCTCTTGTAATACCCCTTGAAGTTCTCCAAGGTAGCCTCGTTCCATACAGAGCCATATCCTGTTAGTGCCAAGAAGTGGCGAGTAGTAGAAGCGTTCCAGTCTGGTGAAAGAAGAACTCTTCCTGCATAGCGCAAGGTTCGATGGCTGGCACCAAGTACATCCCAGTGCTGACCGCCAAACATATCGTTCACAAACTGACCGTCCTCGTCCAAAGCCCGGCTCAGTTCCTCCTCAGTCCATCCCTTCTTCTTGGCACGTTCCTTGGTCTTGTCTGCCCTCATCCGGTAGGTCGCAAGTTTCAGTCCGTCATGGAGGAAATCCCACAAGGCTCTATCCATGCCCTTGTTGATGAGCGAAAGCATCTGAGTCGCCACCTTCAAAGGCATAGTAGCCAAAGCCACCGTTCCGGAAATTCCATTTCCGTCCTTCAACTTCTCCTGCACCTTCATCATGCTGTCACGTAAGTTGTCGAACATGTTCTGCACATCCGCTGCTGCATAGTCGTTGGTCGCTCCAAACTTCACCAAGTGGGTTGCAGCCTCTTGGAAGTCCTGCGGATTGGCGAAGCATGGCAACTGATGATTCTTCATCGTATCGACAAAGATGTACTTCATAAAGTTGGCGAGTGCCTTCTTAGGTCCATACTCCACCATGTTCTGCACCATATACACCTCGGTCAGTGCTCCTGCATGGAATCCACTAAAGCCAAGCTCCAACTTCTTCATGCTCGATGCCATAGTATCAAACGCCTTCCAGAAAGGAGTTGACTGATAGGTATCGAATACGACTCCGAATCTATCTCCTGCACTTGCCTCCGAATAGAGCACCTTATCCTTGCCAGTGATAGGGTTCTTTACCTTCATCTGCTTAGGCGATACATTATAGACCCATACAGGACCCACACCTGGAATCTCGAAGTATTTGTATTGCTCCAAGTTGAAAGGTGCAACCGAAGAAAGCAGTGGGTCAGAAGAAATAATCTCTCCGTCCTCGTTGCGCTCGATTACGTTCAGTCCGCTCACCTCTTGGAGCATTGTCTTGTTAGCCCAAGCCTCGATGTTGCTTCTGCTGTAGTAAGCCATCATCTTGGTGATGTCCGTGGTCTTAGGCACAAGTCCAACTTCCAAGCCTTCCATGATAGTATTTATCTGGCGTGGCTTCTCGTTCGGGCTTTTTGTGCGCTGGCGATTCTCCACATACATGGCATACGCTTGTTTGTCAGACTTCTCCTTATCCCAAAGGTGGTTTACATAGTCCACTGTGAAACCAGTGTCTGCCTTCAAGGTATTGTTGTCCTTCAACCAGTCGAAGGTATAGTTATACCAGTCTCTGATTGCATCCAGCACGCTCTTCATCGGCTCGCTCAGATTCTTGTAGTCCACACCGTAAGGAGTGATACGGTTCAATATGATAGGCAAAACATTCTTATTCAAGATGTCCGTACCATCGATAGGCACAAATCCAGGTTCTTTCTCATGGTTGCCATTGATGATGTCAGCCATCTTGCTAGCCACCTCGGATGCGCCCTTCATATCATCGAAGAGTTCTACCTCTTTTCCATCCTTCAGCTCCGTGTGCTTCTTGGCAGTCACCTCGGCAAGTTGTGGGCGAAGTTCCTGTATAGCCTCCACATCGTCAGGAGTGATATGGATATGTCCCTCACCAAACACACCTGTAGAGTTCAGCTTGTAGGCGATTTCTCTGATGCGTCTTGGTGCCTCTATTATATAAGGTATAGCCTCAGCTAGCTTTTCAGCCTTGTTTGGCTTGCCTTGGTAGTCGGAAAGCAACTTATCGAAAGCACCGCTCTCAGCCATCTTCTCGATGCTGTTCTTCACATCATTGATATAGATGGCATCGTCTGCGCTAGCCTCCTCCATATTCTTTCTACGATGGATAACCGCATGTTTCACGGTGGTTGCAGCTCCCTCCTTGCTCACATCGGTACTAGTCACCTCTGCCAAGTCCTGCATCACTTCCTGCTCCAAGGCATCAGCCTCTGGATTGGTCTCGGCTGGGTATATCTTGCCCTCGTACAAGTCAAGGTCGGCATCGTTCTGCTCGTTCAGTTCATGTCTAGTCAGCCAGTCCTCGTACTTCTGTCTAGCCTCATCCTGCTTCGATTTCTCAAACGAGAACATATCAGGCATAGGATTTTCCTTGTCGCCCATGGCATCGTTCCATTTCTCCCACTCCTTATAGCGGTTCATAAAGGCATCATCGCTTTCGCCTTCCTTGCGCTCTGGGCGAAGTGGCATTTCCTCGCCTCTCAGTCCATGGCTATCACGCCACTCCTTGTTAAGGCGTTCCCATTCCTTCTTGCCCTCGGCATCCTTATCGAAGTCATAGAACATAGGTGGCTCTGGGTCTTCCGTGTCCTCTCGGGCTTCCTTCCATCGCTTCCATTCCATCACTCGCTTCATGTATTGGATGGCACTCTCGCCCTTCTTCTGTCTCGGCTTGCCCTTGCCAGCACCATCAGCTAGCGCATCCTTGATTTCGGCATTGCTAGCCTGTGCCATCATAGCCTCCTGCTTCTCCTTCGGCATATTGTCCCAAACGTGCAAAGCCTTACCTGCCTTCATCAGATAATATCTCAAATCCTTGTCGTTCAGAAGTCCAGGCACACGGATGCCCAATTTCTTAAGCACCTTGATGAGATAATGCTTTATCTTAGTCCACAGAGAAAAGTCCTCAGCTGTAGTTGGACCCTCCTCTGCAAGATGTGCGATATACTCCTGCGTGCCGATATTGATGCGGTCAGGATTGTTCCAACCTGGATCATACTGATGAGCGAAGTCGAGAATCTTGCCCCTCGTCTTCTTATCTACAGACTTATATACGAAGTCCGCAAACTTTCTCACACCCTGCTCGCCACCAAGAAGTACTTCCATACCCTCATGGCCTATCTTCTCATGCAGCACCGTTCTCTCAGCCTCGTTGGCATCAGCACAGTTAGGCAGATAAACATGCACCGTGTGTGTAGTAGGGTCATACCATCCGGTAGCCCCATTCTTCACATCACTCAGATAAGCATCCGGAACCTCATCCACAGAAGTGTAAACCGTAGCCTCAGCACCACCCAGTTTGTTGGCAGTGTTCACCACCCGGTCACTCACCTGTTTCTGCATGTCAGCATCCCAGTTATTCTTAAAGATAGAGCTGCCAAGTCTAGCCAGCACATTTCTGCCGGATAAGTCATCCTTATTCAGCAGAGGAGCAATCACGTCCTTGGTCAACTGCACCGGAATACCATTGCCAATGATGGTATGCGCCAAAGATTCCGTCTTAGGCAACAGATAGTCATCGCCCAGTCCGGTTATTCTAGCCAATACCCTGCCATCAGCACGCAACACCTTTCCACCCGGCATGATAATCACGTCTCCGCTCTTGGTTCTCAACGTTGGCAGAATCTCATCCCCATAGGCATGAGGTATCTTGCCATCGGCATAGGCACTGCCCATTACGTAAAGAGGCTTCTCCACCTTCTGCCAGTCTATACCGTCAACTTTCAATCTGGTGTCCATCCATGGTGCCACACCGTTTTTCTTCTCCGTCAGGGTAGGAAGAATATCCTCCACAGCCTCTAGCCATCCACCCTTGCGTGGTTGCTTCTTAGGCTTCTCCGGCAGTTCTCCGTCCTTCACGGCTCTGACAATGAGTCGCTCCCTGCTGGTATAACCACCAAAATCTGCGGCATTATAAACGTCAGCATCCCATTTGTAGCCGTTCTTATCCAGCGCCTGGGTGATAATCTTCATCGCCTCAGAGTCTTTGTAGCCCTTCACGTTCTCTATAGTCACCACTCGCGGTTTCACGGCATCAATGAAGTCGGCAGTACTCTTGGCAGTCTCCTTGTCAAGCTCCACCTCGCCCCCATTGCTCTTAGCCTGAGAGTAGTTCTTGCATGGCGAAGCATGGAAATACTCCACCTCACCATCAATATGCTTCACCAGTTCCTTAGGGTCCACGTCTCTCACGTCAGCCGTAACAATATGCTGCCCGAAGTTATTCCGATACACGCCACTTATCTTCCGGTCATACTCCACAGCCACCACTGGGTCGATAATGCCCTTCAATCCCTCTTCAACCAGACCACCACCACTAAAGTAGGTGCCAGCCTTCATCAGCGAATCAGGATGCTTCTGCAACTTATGCTCCAAGATAGGAGATTGCGCATTTTTACCGGTCTCTGGGTCTTTCACGATGCTATAGCTAGCATCGCTCCCATTCATCACGATTTGCTCATCACGGTTCACATCCTCAGTTTCAGATGCCAAGGAGTTTCTGCGCTCCTCGTCCGTCATACCCAAACGCTTCTCCACATTTCTCGATTCTACCTCACCTGCCAACTTTAGGTATTCTTTGTAAGAATCAAAGTCAAAACGTGTACTTTCATTCAGGCGAAAACGTTTGATAGTATCATCCATACTTCTATCAGCATAGCCACGTGCAAAGTAATTGAAACCCTTAATACGTGTCTCTTTATCTGGAAGTTCATCAGACATATCTAAATCCTTATATTCCTCAACAAGGGCTTTTTCTACCTCCGATTGATTATACTCACCTCCCATTTCCTTGGCCTTTTCTTCCAATTCATGAGCATAAGCACGTGCCTTCCACTCGTCTTGCGCTTCCTTAAATTCTTTTTCCATTTGTTCAGGTGACCCACCTTTGCCAAATCCCTCTATATACTGGATAGCATGCTGAATCTCGTGATTCAAAATACTATTCATATATTTCAGCTCATCAGCATGAATGGTAATGGTGTTGGTCTTGGCATTATAATTACCATTTGAAGGCATATCGTTCATAATGGCATCCGTATCAATACGCACATCCTTCAACTGAGGATAAGCCTCAAAGAGTTCAGGCGCATCAATGACATTAGTAAGTTTACCATCATTCCAAAGCATATCGTCATCAAAACGCTTAACAATATTACCACCGCCAATATCCTTCATATCCTTAATCTTAGCATCCGGCATTTCATATCTCCACTTGCCATCAGCTCCACGTTCCCATCCGGTAGCCAGCTTGATAGCCTTGGCATCCTTCTTGCCTCGCTCCATCTTCTCTGCCACCTTCAAGTTATCCATGCGATAGGTCTTTTCTTCAGCCTTGTCAGCCTCAGCCGCACCCTTCTCACCACCAAACATAAAGCGAATATCGCTCTTGCGAGAATTGAAACGCTTAGAAGGAGGAATAACGTCACCCTCATCATCATAGGTAACAAGGTCGTTCAACTTTCTATTATTCTTGGCATTCTTGTATTTATACTCCTTGCCATCATCAAAGCCAAACTCGTTTGCGTCATTACCATCCCACCACAGTTGAGTAGCCGGAACTTCGTCTTCAATGATACGATATTTGCCATCCAGTCGGTTCGTTCCGTGCATTTCGGCATATTTCTTAGAAGGAGTAACCCAGTCACCATTACGCAACTTTCCTTCTTTCACAGAAGTTGGAACAGCACGATAAACCTTTACCTTAACATCCTTCTCGCCATTCTTAATGGCATCAATAGCCGTATTGATGGCTTTCACAGATTCCAATCCATGAGGAGTGTTCTGCGAATAACGCTCAGGGTGAGAGAAGTAATCATCCGGCTGAGGAGTGTACCCCAAAGCCATATCCTCCAGGTTTACATCTGAGCCACTGGATTCCCAATCGTCACGTCTCGCCTTGTCGCTTTCATATCCAGGGTTTCCCGGTGCAGCCCATGCACCTACGCCCTGATATGCGCTTTCGGTATCGTCATATCTCTTACGTCTGGCAGCCTCATCAAGCATTTCCCTGGCTGTAGCATCATCACCCTTAGCAAGAGCATCCATATACTGCTTGTCAAGTTTATCATCAGGAATCAAAGAAAGTTCCTCCAAGTGCTTTTTGCGCTTGGCTTCCTCTTCCTCTGCTCTCTTTCTAGCAGCTTCCATAGCATTACGCTCTGCTTCAACCTGCTTTCTTCGTTCCTCAATCATTGCATCAAGGTCGCCAAAATTCTCCTTCAAGGCTTCATTTATAGGTTTGGTGTACTTAACAACATCCTTAAATGAGAAAATGTTACCTTCATTTACCTGCATCAAGTGACGCTTTATATTGGCTCTGGCACGTGCAGCCTCTGCGGTAGAACCCTTCTTAATAGCATTGGCATACATTGCCACATCAGCCTCATCAACCCCAAATTGCTGAGATACAGCTTTTATTTTATCCTCCACAGATAAATTTCCACCATTTTCCTTGGTGATTTCAAAGGAATTGCGTATCTTTGCATCGCTATGAGGATTCAGGACGCTATCCTTTCCGCTTGGGTTATTTGCGGATGGAGTTAATGCCGAACCTTGATTCTCGCCCAAGGAATTAGAATCGCCTCTGAAACGATTCCA